ACTTCGAGCGCTGCGGGTGTTGCTCCTTCGAGGGGTACGCTAGCGGCAACTCTCGGCGCGTGTACTTCGAGCGCTGCGGGTGCGGCTCCTTCAAGGGGCACGCTAGCTACAACTCTCGGCGCATGCACTTCCAGTGCTGCGGGTGTCGCGCCCGTCGTCGGCACCCTCGCAGCGACCCTAGGCGCGTGCACTCTTAGCGCTACCGGTTCGGCTCTTGCCCCCGTTTCCGGCGCTCTCTCCGCCACGTTGGGCGCTTGCGTCGCTAGTGCTGCGGGTGTTGCGCCAGTTGCTGGCACATTGTCCCGCACGCTGGGCGCGTGTACTTCCAGTGCTGCGGGTGTTGCGCCAATTGCTGGCACATTGTCCCGCACGTTGGGTGCTTGCACTTCGAGCGCTTCGGGTGTGGCGCCCGTCGTCGGCACGCTTGCGGCAACTCTCGGCGCGTGCACTTCGAGCGCTGCGGGTGTCGCTCCTTCAAGGGGCACGCTAGCGGCGACCCTAGGCGCGTGCACTCTTAGCGCTGCGGGTGTCGCTCCCGTCGTCGGCACCCTCGCAGCGACCCTGGGGGCCTGCACTCTTAGCGCTACTGGCGGAGCTGCAGCTCCGATCGTGGTGGCTCGGCTAGTGGGCAAGGCTTCACGTTCTGCAAGGGTTTCGGCTGTGGGCATGACCGGTGCGCGTTGGACGGGCAAAGCGTCAAGGTCGGCTAGGGTTACCGTCGCCGCAGCTTCGGACGAAGCGGCCTAGCCTTTTGGGGTGAAGCCCTGGATTCTTGTGCTCTCTCTGCTAGTGGCAGCGTGCGTGCCCGCGCGCACTGTAACGGGCTGCGCTACGCGTCCCTATTCAGTGAAGATCGATCCCCGATTCACTGCAGAAGAGCGCCGGGAAATCCTGCAGGCATTCGACGAATGGGCAAGGTTCTCTAGCGGGCACGCTTTCTTTTTCGAGTCTCCGGACGGGCAAGTAGAGATTGTACGCGAGGGCAACGAAGCCGAAGCCGTAAAGGCTGATGAGAACATGCGCGTTGTGTACTCTCTCGGGCACACAAGACAGCTCGTGCTAGGAGCTCGCGTAACGCTCAATGCGGAGAGGATTGCAGACACGGTGCCCGGGCGTTTCCGCCAGATTGCTATGCACGAGCTAGGGCACGTGCTTGGTGTGAAGCACACCGGAAGCTCTAGTCAGATCATGAGTGCAGAATACACAGCCGACGCCGAACGCTTCGGGGACGGAGACTTGCGCGTCTGTCGAGATGCCGGGGTGTGTCCCTAGGGTTCGGGCATCCCTAGCAAACCCTAACGGGCTAGCGCTTTTACGCGCATGCACGCGTGATAGACATCAAACCAAGATGCGCCTTCGAGGGGCTCGAGCATCCAAGGTGCGAGGGCGGTGTACCTCCCAGAGGGGAGCCGTTCGACAATGATCCCCAGCGACGGGACAACTTGAGCCACAGTGATAGGCTAGTAGCAAATGTGGATTAGCAAGTACGTTTCTTTGGCCATTGTACTAGCAACTCTTGGCGCTTGTGCGCGCCCGGCGCCCCTAGACGCATCGGCGGAAGTGGCGAGAGCAAAAGCCCTGTACGGCCCCGCTGCGCCCTCGCAAGTGCCAAGGAAGGCGCCGAAGGTGCAAGAGCCTGTCCACGTAGCGAGCTGCGCCGAAACCTACGCAGATCGCAAGGAGCGCGCGCAAGACGTTCTTCGGGCGTACCGGGCGCGCTTGGCAGAGACGGCGGAGCTGTACCGTTGGACCCGGGCGCATTGCACGGCTAAGGGGCTAGACGTGACGTGCAACGCCACTCCGCCCCACGGTCTTACGTTGGAAGTCCTAAGAGCTCGGGTAGCCGAGACGGAAGAGGAACACGGCGTACCAGAGTGCCGGGCCGAAGACGCGCGGGAAGGGCGCGCTACGTTGATGTTCTCGGGCTCCGATGCGCAGGGCATCGATCGGCTGCTAGCCGACTAGCCGTTGACTCTGTCAAGCTCGGAAAGCGCACGGGCCACTTGGTCGAAGTCTCCCGATCTTGCTGCAGCCACCACGGCAAGAAGGGCCGGACGCTGTCGCATCAGTAGCCGATAAGCACGGGCCATGGCTAGTGCTTCGCTCTCTTCCGATATCTCTGTGTTTCCGATTCTTAGGAGGAGCTTGGAGATCTTTTCGTCCAGCGTCATGCGCGCCGTCCACGTTCAGAGGGCGCGAGATCTTCAACGCGCTGCTTAGCGCGGGCAAAAGAATCAAGCGCCGAAACCCCCTCGGGCACCCAAGTGCCGGAGGGGGTTAGGACGCAGGGAATCAAGAGTTTCCCGCGTGCGTCGGGCAAGAGTCTTACGTGCTCCAAGACGCTGCAACCCTCTCTTGGCTTCGGTCCCACACTCGCCACAGACGGCGCAGTTCATAGTTCGTGTCCAGTTCTTGCGCGCGGTCGAACATGCCCAACATGTCCGAACCGGACATGACTACGCACCCCCACGCTTGATCGTCTTCGTCAAAGGCCTGCAGAGCATAGCGGGGCAGGGGCTTTGACGGGGTAGGGGGCTTGGCGCTACTCCGGGCATTGCGGTAGCCCGTGCCCGAGCAAGCAAAACAGATCCCACCCTCGACATGCAGGTATCGAGTGCGGCCGGTACCAGTGCAACGCGGACAAGTGCTTCGCATCCCTAATTAGTATCAGATTGATACTAATGTGCAAGCACTAGTCTTGGGCCGTGGATATTCTCGCGTTTCTTTCCGCTATGGGCACCGTGGTAGGCGCGGCTTGGTTCCTCTCGGGCAAGATTTCCAGCCTGGAAGAAAAGGTCACGTACATGCAAAAGGACTTGACAGAGCTGTACCTTGCGTACCTGCAGCACAGCACGCCCGCCCGCCGAAAGCGGGTGTCGAAGTGAGCTTCCGCAATATCACTTGGCAGCAAGCCTTGGTGCTCGTAGCTGCCCTTGCTGCGACTGTTGCATGTTACAAGTTTCTTGGTCCTGATGCTGCGGGCGCGGCTTCTGTCGTGTCTACGATCTTGGCCTTCTTGATGGGTCGCGATCCTCCGAACGGGCCCCCCGCTGCAGGGGGCCACCCTGCGTTGAAGGTCATTGCGGGGGGCGCTGCAGCTGTGGTGCTGGGGGTCCTTTTGATCGGTCCGGCTGCTTCGCTGATCTCGTGCTCGAGCGGTCTTGGGCCGGCTGATTATGCGGAGATCGGATCGCACACGTCGACTCTGGAGCGCTGCTTTGCGGAAGGTAAAGCGGACGGGGGTCGCAAGCATTACGAAGCCTGCAAAGCAGACGCGGGGATCGAATGAGCGCAGCGGCTAAGGTTCTCGCGTTCCTTTTGGAGCACTTCGACTTGATCGAAGTGATCTATGAAGCGATCGAATCCAAGGGCGCGGACAAGAACGCGATCAAGGCAGCGATCAAGAAAGGGATCACTGCTGCGTATGACGAACGCGCAAAAGCGGAGCTCGCGCCTTGAACCTGGGCGCGCTCAATATCCCAGGGTTCGTTGACGGCATTGATGTCTCGATGCTCCAACACCCGGCGGAATACGAGCGCGTGCGGGAAGCGGGCTTTAGGTTCTGTATCGTCAAGGGCTCCGAAGGCCCTCGGTATATCGATCCGAAGGCTGAAGAGCACATTGCAGGGTGTCAAGCTGCGGGTCTACTCGTAGGGGTGTACGGCTACGCGCGCCCGGGCGATCCTGTCGCGCAAGCGGACAACCTGCTAAAGGCCGTGGGTTCGGTGTGGCTCCCCCGGCCCGTGCTCGACTTGGAAGACCCTTCCTTTTTTGCGTGGGAGCCGAGCCGCGTTGTCGACTTTGCAGAGAAGTTCTTAGACCGTCTCGATACGTACGGAGCTGCAGACGCTGTATTTTACACGTACCCCAGCTTCGCTGCGAAGATACAGCCGGCCCTTTCGCAGAGCTCGCGGTTGGCCCGTGCTCGGCTTTGGCTAGCGCAGTACTTCTCTCTCGAGCGGCCCGTTGCGCCCACGGCGAAGAACGTCGAATGGGCCAAGCCCCCCAAGCCTTGGACGCAGTGGGACATGTGGCAATACAGCGGCAACAAAGGGTATCGCGTGCCGGGTGTGGGGGTGGATTGTGACAGGAACCTGTTCCGAGGCACGCCAGAAGAGCTGCGCACTTGGTTCGGGCGCGGGTAGACAAAACGAAGAAGGGGCCGAAGCCCCTTCCCGATCATTCGTGCAAGCACTTTTCGGTTTCCTCGTATCGAAGCCCCGTGTATTCGTCCGTCTTCCAGACTTCCTTCAACCCCTCACCTTTGCAATAGGGGGCAGATTCGGGGATCTGTAGCAACCCAAGCGGAGATCGAAAGCCCAGCAACCGAAGCAGCGGCCCTTAGGCGTTCGGCTACATCCGGGGCAAGTCGTAGCTTGATCTGCACAGTGCGCCGTTGGTCTTCCCGGATGTAGCCCGAGGGAGCGACCTTTTTCATGCGGGGCTCTTCTTTGGCATGTCTTCTGGGCTAAGGTAGACGATACCGACGATCTGCCCTGCTTCGATCTCGACAGCTTCGCAGCTGTCATTGAGTGCCTGATCAGCTTCTTCCACAAGCTCCGCAAGCGCCTCTTCTTGCTCTTTGCGAATCGCAGGGTCCACGTGCGCAGACCAAGCAATCGGACGTGAAAGGCTTCGAAGCCCCTCAAGAGTGTACGTGCCGGCAATGCTAGAACGCAGGGTCATTGAGACACCTCGCTACGCAGCCTTTGGACTTCGTCCGCATATTCTCCCTTGCTATATGTCACAGAAGTCATGTGACCCCCTTGGCCGTCACTTGCACGCGTGCGTTCGCTTTTGCTGCAGCCGCAATGCATACACACTTCGAGAACGAAAAGACCCCCGTTATCGCCACCCCAAACCCCGGGGTTCTCCTTGAGGCCTCCCACGATCTCGTAGGGCGCACGGTAATCGTGCCCGCCAGAGGGGCAAACCGGCTCTCGGGGGTGAAACGTCCAAGACACCTCCCCCACCACGGCCCAATGGTGCTCCCCGATTCGAAGGTCCGAGAGGTCTTCAGTGGCGGAGACGTACAGCGTAGCGTGCACCCGAAAAGACTCTTCGATCTCCCCGTATTCTCCTTCGGAGATCCAAGCCGCAGCAAAGGTCTTTGCTGCAGCGTCGTCCTTAGCCTGGAACGTCTCGGCCACACCTTGAGCATCTCGCACCATGTAATCAATCATTGTCGGTTCCCTTTGCTTTCTGGGGCAGCGCATCCCGCCCTCAGAAAACAGCCTAGCATGGTGGGTACCCAGCGCAAACCCTTTCTTTCTAAGCCCTCTGACAGGGCTTGTTTTTGGCTCGAATTATTTTCGTAGGCTGGATAGCAGCGACAGGGCAAGCGCTAAAGCTGCTTCGATGTCTCCCGAGTCCCTAATCCCTCGGATTCTTTCGGAGGTTACGGAGGGGTTACCGTCCCCTGTTTCCGCTCCAGGTGCTTGATATCTTAGGCTTTCTCCGGGCCTTCCAAATCCGCAGGTCGTGGGTTCGAGCCCCCCAGCCCCTGCAGCTTTGATATCGTTAGGGAATCCGGCGAAAACTGGGAGCGCTTCCGGAGGCACGGTAACCACTGGGTAACCTGCGCTCGTAGCCCTCGCAGCGGCCCGTAGCGCGGTCTCTCCTAGGTGCGCGTAGCGTTCCGTCACTGTGACAGAGGAGTGTCCTAGCAGTGCACGCACTTCGTCCAGGGTCCAACGGTGCCCCCACCATCCCGCGATTAGCGAGCTAGCGCACGTGTGCCGCAGGTCATGCCAGCGAACCGGCCGAAGGATGCCTGCGGCCCGTAGCAGCGCCCTGAACGTGTCGTGTCGGACGAGCTTGCCCACTTGGCGACGTGCACCCGAAGCCGTGGGGAACACGAGCCGTTCGGGGTTAGACGGCGCCCAGCGGGGTAGCAGCGCTAGCCACTCCCTCGCAGCCTCCAACGCGTCCCCGAACAGCGGCACTCTGCGAGCTTTGCCGCTTTTTGGGGGCAACCCTTTGGCGCCCAAGCGCACGTGCACGTGGGGGTTTTCCCCCCGCACAATCAAGTCTTGCAACTCGAGTGACCATTGCTCCCCCTGGCGCAGCCCGGTGCCGATCGCAAATCGGATCATCAGCCGGTAGTGAAGTGGGATCGCAGACGTTTGCCGGAGCATGCTTTGCTCTTCCGGCGTAAGGCACGTCCACTTTTCGCGCGTAGTCTCTGCTACTCCCTTCGTTCGGACTCGAAGCCCTATGCAGGGGTTGGCATCAATCAAGCCCTGCGATACGGCTTCGGCGAAGATCGTAGACACGAGGGAAAGCACGCGCTGCGTCGTTTGCCTGGATATCGTGCGCGCCTCCCTACGGTCTGCAGCCTGCGAAGCGGAGACGGCCCGAAGAAAAGTGCTCACGTCCACGGGCCGAATGCGCTCGATAGCCATTCGAGCGAATGCCGTGGGCGCTACGTGTCGTCGGAACCTTCGGCGCTCCCCTGCAACACCTCGAACCCCGTCAAGTTCTCGAAGGTCGAGAACGCGCAAGCCGAAGTCCCCTAGGGAGGTGCGCCCCACCTGCTTTACGGTTCCTGTGGCGAGCAAATGCGCCGCGCCCCGATCGATCTTTTCGGCTTCTTCGGGCGTGTCGTACGTCCCTAGGGAGTGCCGCTTGCCCTGGGCATCGGGCGCACTGCGCACCCAGTAGCGCACTTTCCCTCGGCTGTTTTGGCGGGTGACACTCACTGGAACCCGGCGCGCTCTAGCACGGCTCTCACGTGTTGCTCCGTTTCAGGGTCTGGGGCAGGGGGGACGGGCCGCACGCGGCGCCTCTTGGGGCGCTGCTTCTCTCCCTCGGCTATCGCATCAAGCACGTGATCTAGCGCAGCGTGGATCGCCCTACGTGTGTCCGCATTCATGGCACAAAGATACTATCAATCTGCAACTAAAGCAAGGCCTTCCTAATCTCAGGGCATGCCCCTGGAAGACATTGTCAATCTGTCGATTACGGCAGAAACCACCACGCCCACGAAGCCGGGCTTCGGTGTTCCGCTGATTCTGGCCAATGGCGTGCCCGCGGGGTTTACGTCTCGGACGCAAGCGTACGCGTCCACCAAGGAAATGACGGACGCGGGTTTCGCCGTCACGCACCCCGCCTACAAGGCGGCGCAGGCGATCTTTTCTCAGAACCCCCGGCCGAAGAAGATCAAGATCGGCCGCCGGGCGCTTGCTCCTACGCAGGCTTTCACCCTCAAGTGTCTTTCGGCTGTAGAGGGTGCAGTATACAAGATTACCTTTGCGGGCACCCCGATCACGTACACCGTTGGGGCTTCGGCAACTACCACCACGGTAGCCGCAGCTATCGAGCTATTGCTTGAAGCAGTGGACGGGGCTAACTCTGAGTTTTCCGCATCTTCCGACACGATTACGTTTACCAACGGCGTAGCCGGCACCTACGAAGATGTCTCCGGGCTTTCGGACAACTTCGTTTTCACGAACACGACTACAGACCCCGGTCTCGCTACGGACCTCGCAGCCATCTTTGCAGAAGATCCGGACTGGTACGGTCTTACCGCGATTGCCCCGAGCAAGGCGGAGTGCCAAGCGATCGCAGCTTGGGCGGAGGCTAACGGGAAGCTTGCGATCCTGAACACCCTGGACGGAGGTGTTCTTGACAACACCGTGACCACTGACGTGGCTTCGGTGCTCAAGGCTTCCGCTTACGCGCGCTCGGGTGTGCTGTTCTCTGGGCAGCTCCTGTCTCACTCGGCTGCAGCTTGGTTTGGCGAGGGCTTCCCGTGGCCCCCGGGCTCGAGCACGTGGAAGTTCAAGACCCTTGCAGGCATCCCCGCAGACAATCTCTCTGCAGGCAAGCAAGCCAACGCGAAAGCCAAGAACTGCAACACCTACGTGCCTGTCGAAGGCGTGAATATCACGCAAGAGGGTGTGACGGCTTCCGGAGAGTTTATCGATGTCACGCACGGGCTGGACTGGCTCCGGGCGGAGATCAAGTTCCGTGTATTCTCCAAGTTCGTCAACGAACGCAAAACGCCGTACACGGACGCGGGCGTTACGTCCGTGCTCTCGGTTATCGACGGCGCTTTGAAAGACGCTGTTCGCGCCACGATCCTTGCCGCAGACCCGGCGCCCGTGAGCTCTGCGCCCAAGGTTTCCGAGATTGATCCGACGGTACGCGCTACGCGCTTGCTCCCGGATATCTCGCTTAGTGGGCGTCTTGCTGGCGCGGTCCACGCATCAGACATCACAGGGACCGTCTCGGCCTAAGGGGTAACGAACATGGCAGACTTTTACGTGCATGACGCAGATCAGATCGCTCTCGCCGTCGTCGGTATCCCGATCGAAGCAGGCTTTGCGGAAGGCGAATTCCTCACTATCGAGGTGCCCGAGAAATTCACCACGAAGCGGGGCGCTCGTGGCGATGTGACGCGCTCCAAGACCTTTAACGGTGAATCCACGGCTACGATCCGGCTCATGCAAAAGAGCCCTTCCAATGCCGCGCTATCTGCCCTCGCAGCGTTGGACGAGAAAGCCCCCAACGGTGCCGGCGTGGGTCCGTTCGTGGCTAAGGACATGCAGGGTGCAACGCTCTACACCGCGTCGAAATGCTGGGTAAAGAAGCCAGCAGACGGGAAGTTCGGCGCCGAAGATATCGTCCGAGAGTGGCAGATTGGGATCGCCGATCTGGTAGCTGTAGAAGCCGGCTAGTCGCCGAAAGCAGTCAACGCCTAAGAGGGTCGCGGTAAACCGGGGCCCTCTTTGCTTTGACACTTCGCGCCTAGTCTCTGGCCATGCGAGAGACGAAAGACAAGGTTATCGGGGTCCACACCTATCGCGTTACGCAGCTGGGTGCGTTGACCGGCAGGAAGGTGTTCGCGCGACTTGCCAAGACACTTGGCCCTGCAGCCGTCAAAGGCTTGGACGTGGCCAAAGCGCTCGAGAGCTTGGAAGAGGATTTCGAGTTTCTCTGCGACACCTTCGCAAAACACACTGCAGTTACCGGAGGAGATTACGGGAGCAAGGCCCCGCAGCTGGATAGTATCTTTGATGCGCACTTCGTTGCAAAGTACCCGGAAATGCTGCAGTGGCTTGTGTTCTGTCTTGAGGTAAACTTTGCGGGTTTTTTTCCGGGGCTTGGAACGATCGCGTCCGTTACAAGTCCAAGCGCAACGGAGTAACGGCGCGCTTCTCCGCATTGACGGAAGAGCATTGGCCCGTGTTCCGTTTGCTCTTGAGCCCTAAGCTCACCGTGACCATGCAAGAGCTCGAAACGGCTTGGAGCTACGAGGATTTCATCGTAGCGCATCAGACGTTGACGGCCTTGGAAGAGGCGGAAGAAAAGGCACTGGAGAGGGCTAACAAGAAGTGAACGCGCTAAGGGAGCTTCTTGCGGTCTTTGATATCAAGGTGGGCGGAGAGGCCCAGCTAAAAGCCCTTGATGAGAAGATCACGTCCGTAGGCTCGAAGCTGAAAGGCGCTGTAGAACTTTTTGCGGGGGGCCTGATTGCGAACGCCGTAAAGGGCTTCGTTTCAGAGCAGATCGATCTCGGCTCGCAAATCAACGATACGGCCGATCGTCTTGGCGTTGGTACGGACGAGCTGCAAGCCTTTCAATTCGCGGCCGGGCTTTCTGGCGTTGCAGCCGAAGGCGCTGCTACGGCCCTCGGCTTCTTGAACAAGAACATTGGCGGAGCGCTTGACGGCAATAAGGAGCTCGTAAAGACCTTCGCCGATCTTGATGTATCGATCAAGGATTCGGGAGGGAACGTTAGAGAACTCGGGGACCTTATCCCCGAGATCGCCGATGCCTTCGAAAAGATGGGATCGGATCAAGAGCGCACGGCGAAAGCCATGGCGATCTTTGGCAAGTCCGGTGCGCAGCTCCTTCCCCTGTTGAAGGGGGGCGCAAAGGGCTTGAAGGAGCTTGACGCCGAATTCAAGCGCTTGGGTGGGGGCCTGTCGAAAGACTTTATCGAGCAAGCCGACAAGGCCGGGGACGAAATCGACAAGATGCGATTTGCGTTCTCGGGGCTCAAGTCGAGAATCGCAGGGGACATTCTTCCAACGCTCACACACCTTGTGATGCGCTTCCAAGGCGCGATCGTCACTCTTCAGCGCGTGGCAACGCATACCAACATTGTGAAGATTGCTATGGGGGCCCTTGCAGGTTTCGGCGTAGCACGGCTAGCGAAGTCCCTCTTGATGCTGGGGCCTGAAGCTCTTGCGATCATCGCAGTGCTTGCAGCCGTGGCGCTGGTAGTAGAAGACCTCTACACGCTCTTCACTGGCGGAGACTCGATTATCGGGGACTTCGTTGACGCGCTTTTTGGTGTTGGCTCCGCAGCTGCAGCCGTGGACTACCTCAAAGCACAATTTACGGAAGTGCTCGAGACGGCCAAGTCACTTGGGCCGATCTTCGATCTTGTGGGCAGTGTGCTCGTGCGAGCGTTCGGCGCCGCATTGCCCGTGCTAGCGGCTTTCTGGAAGAACCAGATCAGTTCTAGCGTCATGTTTTTCCGGATGTTTGTGGACGGCGTAACGGCTGCGTTCGGCTTCCTTGGCAAGCTCGTGGCGTTCGCTGGGCAAACGCTCTCATCCTTCGGCAAACAAGCTGGCATTGATGAGCTGTCGGACTTCGGTGCGAAGCTCTCCGCAGCTGGCGCTAACGTGACTGCTACCGCGCAAACGAACCCCTACGCGGCCGGGGACTTCCGCCCGGAGAGGGGTTACGGGACTTCCCCCGCCGCGTTCGTCCCTTCCCCTGCAGCTGCAAGTGTGAGCCAGTCCAACAGGGTAGAGATCAATGTGCAGGGTACAGGTGATCCCGCCGAGACCGGCCGGGCAACTGCTGGCGCGCTTGGTGGGGCGCTGAATCAAACGGCGCTGCAACAGGCTTTCGGTGCACTGTCGCTTACTGGGGGTGACGAATGAGCGCGTTCATCCAAAGGCCCGGGGGGTCTATCGTGCGCTTTGACCTAGTCATGTCCGAAACCCCCGAGTTTCGTACGACAGTCACGGACTACCCCGTCGAAAAAACGGCAAACGTTGCAGACCACATGCGCAAAGAGCTCGTGCGCGTAACGCTGGAAGTCTACGTAAGTGACACGCCTTTGGTACCCGAAGATCTGGAAGGGAACAACACTCGAGGGGGTGGCATCACGTCGAAGTTTTTGGACGTGCCAAGGGCATCCCCTGCGTTCTCGCCTACGCCCGGCGCAGTGTTCGGCGCCATTGGCAACGCCATATCCAACACGCTTCTAGGCGCAGCTGCGCCCCTCAAGGTTCAGGCTCTCAACTTCGCTAACGAGTTTCGAGCTGCAGAAGATTGCCTGAAGCTACTGGAGAAGATCCGGGACAATTCGGAGCTTGTGGACGTGTACACGAGTGCCCGAATCTATGAGGGCTTCGCACTAGAGAAGATCGGAGGCCCGAAGGTAGACAAAGACTCCGGCGGGGGCGCGAGCTTTACTCTCGACTTTAAAGAAGTTCGCCGGGCTAACGTGGCCATCGTGGCAGCGCCGAAGCCTTCGATCGTCCAAGCGTTCAAGATGAAAGAGCGGGGCAAACAAGACCCGGCTCCCGTAACAGATCCTACGAAGCGATCCGTGTTGCAATCCCTGCGTAAAGGTCTTCCGTAATGCCTGCGATCGTTCCCACAAGCTTCGACACTGAAACGCCCTACTACCGGCAAAGCACCACGCTAGAAGGCCGGGAGTATCAGCTTGAATTCCGGTACAGCAAACGGGAAGACGCTTGGTACTTGAGCTTTTACAAGCTCGAAGCAGACCAGTCACGCACTCCGCTAGCGACTGGCATCAAGATCGTTCCCAACATCGATCTGCTTTCTCGCTTTGTTCGCGCCGACCGTCTTCCGCCCGGAGAGCTTCGTGCCTTCCCGCAAGGCTCGAGCGCAGCTATCCCACAGCTAAGCGAGCTTGGGGCAGGTAAGCGGGTAGAGCTCGTGTACTTCGAGTCTTCGGAGGTCTGATGGGGCCGGCGCTCTTTGATCGCAAGTGGGAGGTGCGGATCGGCACGAAGGAAAAAGGGGGGCTAGATGTCTCCGAACTTCGTACGGCGTTCCACGTCAAGAAGACCCTGAAACGTGAGCCGAACACTTGCGAGTTGAAGATCTGGAACCTTTCGGAAGAGTCCCGGGCGAAGCTCTCCGCCAAAGCGCTAGATGTCTCGCTGAACGCTGGCTACGCAGCCACTGGGGTGCATCAGCTGTACTTGGGGCAGGTAAGGTCTGCAGTGTCTCGAGTGGACGGCCCGGACATTATCACCACGGTGTCTTCAGGCGACGGAGAGAAGGCCCAGCAAGGCACGTGGATCAATCAACCCGTCGGGCCGGCAACACCTGCGTTGCAAGTGTTCCAAGCCATCGTGCAAGAGCTCGGGAAGAAAGGCGTGGGCGCCGGCAACGCTGCAGAGCTCGCAGCCCTGCTATCCGCACGCGGCATTGCCACGTTTCACCCGACGGGGGGCGTGCTTTCCGGCAATGCAGCGATGGTTTTGACAGACCTTTGCCGTTCTGCCGGTATTGAGTGGTCAATCCAAGACGGCGTGATCCAATTCGTTGACGTGATCAAGCCGAGATCTAACTTTGCTGTTCTGCTCTCACCTGCAACGGGCTTGAAGGGTTCCCCGGCGGTCAACGCAAAGGGCGAGGTAGATGCGAAGTGTTCTTTGATCCCTGGGCTGCGTCCGGGCGATCTTGTCGTGTTCGACTCTGTGGCCGTCAAGGGTGGCTACAAGATCACGGAGATCGAATACGTGGGGGACACTCATGGGGATGAATGGGACGCAGAGATCAAGTGCACGCGCTTCTAGGCTGCGAGGGTGAACCCTTCCGTATCTGAAGTGCTCGAAGAAGCCACGCGGCGCGCCCTGCAGGGGGTCTATACGGCTTTGCCGGCCACGGTAGAGGGCTACGACCCTGCAACGCAAACAGCCGATTGCAAGCCGAGCATCAAGCGCCGGATCCAAAAAGGCGACGGTTCAGCGGAGTATCAGGAACTTCCGACCATTCCGAAAGTGCCTGTCGCGTTCCCGCGTGGCGGGGGCTTCGTGCTCTCTTTGCCGCTAGCCAAGGGGGACCGCGTGTTGCTCGTGTTCTCCCAAGCTCCTATCGGAGAGTGGCAAGCTACGGGGCAGGTTGCGGAGCCCCTTGACGGCACGCTACACGGGCTAGGGCATTGCTTTGCGGTACCGGGTGTCTACCCCCTACCCGAGCCATTGAGCGCTGCAGACTTGGCAGCTAGGACGGCCGGGGCAGTGCTCGGTAAGGACGGCGCAGCCCAGCAGATTCGAATCGGGGAAGCCCAGGGGATCCAGCTAGGAGGAGAGACGGCTACGATCCCTCTCACCCTGTCTACCCCGCTGCTAGCGCATATCGCCCTGCAGACTTCGGCGCTTTCTTCGATCGTCGGCTCCCTTACGGCGCTCCAAGGGTACTGCGATGCCCTGAATCTGCTACTTGCGGGCGCAGCTGCGCCAGCTGCAGCCACTTCGGCTACGGCGCTGATTGCTGCTAGCGGGGCCGTGACATCTGCGAGCACTCCCCCCACAGTGGGGGCCACGTTGGTCAAAGGCATTTGACCTAGCCTTCGGCGTGTCCACGTTTGCGCAAACGTCCGAAGGCGATCTGCAGATCGTAAACGGTCGACTTGTCTTGGAGAAAGACCCGGCAAAGGTTGCAGCCATCACGATTCGAAACAAGCTCCTTCGCTGGAAGGGGTCTTGGTTTCTCGATACTGAAGAGGGCATCCCCTATCTGAAGTTCGTATTGCGCAAGGCTCCAGATCTGGCCGTGGTCCGGCGCATCTTCGAGAAAGTGATCTTGGGTACCGCGTTCGTGGCTTCTCTGGAGTCTTTGGATCTTTCCGTGCGCCCCGATCGCACCCTCTTGGTTTCGTTCCGGGCTATTTGTGATGACGGGCGCGCAATCGCTGGGGGCATCGGGGACAGATTTGTCATTGAGGTAGAAGAATGAGCGTTACACCCGCGGGCCTTGTCACTCCCACGCTGGAAGAGATTCGAGCGGAGATCGAAGCCGATCTTTTGGCAAACGTGGATCCTTCGTTGGACCTTTCGGCAAACCAGCCAATGGGGCAGATCGTAGGCATCTTCGCAGCCAAGCTTGCCAACGCCTACGAGCTGATCACTGTCGCATACAACGCGTTCAATCCGGCTGCTTGCGAAGGGTTCGCACTCGAGACGGTTTCGGCCATCACGGGCACCACGAGACAAGCCGCAACGCGCTCCCGTGTACAGTGTACGGTCAACGTCAACTCGGGTTTCACGGCTGCAGTGGGCGCCATGTTGGCCAATGTGGAAGGCTACCCGGGCATCGTGTTCCGCAATGAGGCTTCGATAGGTCCCGTAGGTTCTACGGGCAACTATTCGCTTTGGTTCGAGGCGGTAGATCTCGGCCCCGTGGTGGCCAATGCTGGCACGCTGGACACTATCTTTGCGCCGTTGTCCGGCTGGAACAGCATCACGAATGCTAACGACGCTGCTATCGGTCTCGCAGAAGACGGAGACGAAGACCTGCGGCTGCGCAGGCTGGAAGAGCTCGCGGCCGGGGGAGGTAGCACTCCCGATGCCATTCGAGCGGACGTGCTGCAGGTAGAAAATGTGGAGCAGGTTTACGTGTTCGAGAACAACACGGACTTTACCGACTCAGACGGGGTGCCCTCAAAACATATCGAGGTGCTCGTTTACGATGGCCCTAGCCCCGCAGCTTCCGACGCAGCTATCCGGGCTGCAATCTGGAAGAACAAGGGCTCGGGCACGAACACGCACGGAAGCGTCTCGGGGGTGACTCCCGATTCTAAGGGGGTCAATCGACTTGTAAAGTTCTCGCGCCCTGCTCAAAAACCGCTGCACTTTGCATATACCGTGACGGTCAACCCGTCGCTGTTCCCAAGCAACGGTGCAGACCTCATCAAAGCGGAAGCGGCTAAGAAGGTTCTGTCCACCCAGGGGCAAGGGACAGACGTCATTGCGCTTGCATATCGTGCGGCTGCTTTGGCTGTGCCCGGTGTTGTGGACGTTACGGACTTCCGCTTGGGCTTCTCTGCGAACCCTGGCGCTTCTACGAATCTCTCGCTTAGCTCGAGAGAGATCGCGACCCTGGATACCAGTGACGTAACTGTGAGCCTCGGATGACACCCACGGAAGACCTCACATACGAAGCGTCTAGCGTTGCGCTGCTTACGGATGCGTTCCGGGGCCGGGCCGTAACGGAGGGGATCTTGCGCGCCCTCGCCAAAGGCGTACAGGCTCTAGAGTCCCTGGCGTGGGATGTCTACACGTCTCGATGGCTTGATTCGGCTGTGGGAGATCAGCTTGACGGCATTGGCGCGATCGTAAACGAACCCCGGCTACTCCGCTCCGATACTGACTACCGTACAGCTATCAAGATCAAAGTGCGCGTGCTCAAGAGCACCGGACGGTCTGAAGACATGATCCTTGTAGCGCAGCTCGCAGCTACATCTAACGGCAACACAGATCCTATCACCTACCGAGAGGCGCCCCGGCTAGATCACGAGACTACGGTTTTACCCTTCCCTTCTTCGGGCAAGTACCTTGCGGGTTTGCTTGGTAAGACGCGAATGGCCGGGTCTTACGGCACTTTGATCTCGGGGAACCTTCCCAACTACGATACCACTTACGCAGAGTGGGGGTGGTCCGGGGACTCCGGAATCGGCGCAAAGTTCGCTTGGTCCGAGGGCTCCGACACAGAGCTGCTGGCAAAAGCGTGGGACCTGCCACCCGTGGCTATCACGTCCGGGGCAAGCCTTGAGTGGACGCCTACTTCAGCGTCTCGAGTGCTGCGAATGTGGCTTCGGGGGGACAGTGCCTCTGACGGGGGCACGTTTTTGTGGTCGGATCTATCTCCCGGCGCCGGAAGGCCCCAAGCCGAGACGGCCAACCCACCCCCTACAATCATAGCTGCAGATGCAGACTACAACTATAGGCCCGTAGTTGCCTTTGACGGCACACAAGATCTAGATAGCTCCCTTTGGCTCACGGCCAACCCCATCAAGGGCAAGCGGACAATACTCGTAGTGGGGGACGGGGCTGGCGGGTCTTCTTTCTTTTCTAGCGCTGCTGACTCCTACGTATTGCTCTCGAATGCGGGTGGGGTGGCAGAGTGGTATAACGGCACAAATCCAATGGTCGGTACCTCCGGGGATCCTTCTGACCCTTGCGTGATCTTGATCACGGACGATGGTACGGACTCTAAGTTGTTCGTGAACGATTTCGTTTCGGCGGAGGATACTTCCACAGGCTCTAGCCCTCCGGTCATCTCGGATTTCGCCCTCGGCTCTAATGCTTATGGCGGGGCTAGCCGTCTAACTGGGCGAATTGCAGAGATTGCTATCTGGAACGGAGAGCTCACTCCACTTGACCTAAAACAGCTCTCCACATACCTGCTTTCGCGCTACGGGCTGGTAGTGCCTGCGCCCTAAGCTCTTTGCGTGTCACGTCCCGAAACCCCCAGCTACAGCACTCCTACTTGGGCTTCTACGACCGTAACTTATCCTGCAGGCCCTGAAGATTGGGCCGGATCTGCTACGTGCGTAGCCCCCGCCGGGGACGTCTTTACTCCTGAGGGGCGAATTCCCGCGGATCACCTGAACGATCTTTTCAAGAAAGCTCTGCAGGGTTCGGTCAACGCAAAGACCTCTCTTACGGCGCTGGTAAACTTTATTGGACAGGCTGCTTTCACGAACTTCCGGCCGGGGGTTTCCGTCTCTGCGAACAGCTTGCTTTGGGTGCCATCTGAGGGGAACTGGTACTCTCTCGGCTCGTCCGATAACGTTCGAAGGTCTTCGGACTACGGTGCCACTTGGTCAGCTAGCTCGGAAGTGTCGGGGGGCACGGCCCGTACTGTTGTGCGTGGCGCTGCGAGCCCTAGCGAGATCGTAGCTCTTACGCTCTCTCGAGACGTGTACCGCAAGAACGCAGGGGCTTGGGTGAAGCACGTAAACGCTTTGCCGTCTTTGCCGGACACGTTCACTACTCCACGGATCGTTTACGACTCTGTTGCCGGCTTGTTTATCGCAGCCTACGCAAACAGCTCCACTATCAAGATCGCTACGAGCCCTACGGGTGTCACGTGGACGGCGCGATCTCTCCCTGGCGCTTGGTCTGCAGGGCACACCCGTGCGGGTATTGCTACCTTCGGTGGCCGTACGGTGTTGGTTGCGCGGCAAAGCGCAGCCGATACGGCTAGCTCCGTAGCGACTTCGGACGATGGCGGCGTTACGTGGACGGCTCGCAGCTCCCTAACGCACGTGTCTTTGGACACTTCGCAGGATGAAAACAGGTTCCTTGATACCCTTGGCATGAACGGGTCTACCGTCATGTACATCGCGTGCGACACCAAGAACGGGGGTGCAGAGGTCTTCACTTCTTCGAATGGGGGGGAGACCTTTACGTCTGCACTTTCCTTTGCAACGGCCCGCACGCTGCTTTGCCCTCTTCCGTTCGGTGTGGCTTGGGTTGCCATGTCGGGCACGCCCGAACAAGCGCTAGCGCTCGAGTGGTCCGGGGAAGCCCGCTTGCTCTACTCGCTTGATGCTGGGGCTACGTGGCTGGACTCTGGCGTTGACGTTGCGGGCAAGGGCCTGCAAGCACTTGTGCCGGGCGATGGGGGCTTTGCGATCTGCACGAACAGCGGGGGCGCGCATATGGGCTTCCGATGCGCTGCGCCCGGCCGCGAAGTGATTGCTTAGTCTTTGAACGGGCTGCGCAGCCCTTTGGCTTCTGCCATAGCTGTGATCAGCCTTCGAGTGACGGCGCTGGGGGTCCCAAGGTTGCGGGCCCACTTGCGCACTTGGCTGTGCTGATCTGCGCGCAATCCGAGTGCAAGTACGAACGCTTCGAGACCGCCATATGCGTCGAAGATCTCTACCCACACCTCAGGGTAAAGATCTTGATAGATGGTAGGCCTACCCCGGCGGGTCTTTGACACGTCCGTGTGCATATGGGGCAGCTTAGCGAACGCCTTGGGCTTGGCTTTGGACACACCTTTGCCAGCGCTCTTCTTTGCCCCCGAAGCTCTCTTGGACATGCGTTGACGCTACCTCACTTGGCGGTAAAGCTCTACACTGAAAGCCCACTTGGCGAGCCCGATTGCATCGATTACGTTGTGTCGTTTTGATGCAGCTAGGGATTTCGTTTTGAGCTTGAACAGCTCGAGCTCTTCCGGGGGCAGGCTCTTGATTACCCTTGCATTGTGCATGTCTTTGTCTACTTGCCCTTTCCACTCTGCAGGCTTGACCGTCACAACTCGAAAGCCTTTGGACTGGAAGCGCTCTCGGTAACCCCCGGCTTGCAGAGCCAAGGTGATCAGATCGTTGGGGTCACCTTTCGAGTGACGATAGATCTGGGGCACCTCTAGGACCACAAGATCGCCTTGCTCTCCGAACAGATCCAAGCCTTCGCTTGTGTCTCCGCACCAAAAAAGCTCCCCTTGCTCGTCCAAGCCAGAGAAACCAGTACACAGCCCGGGGTCTACTCCGAAGATTTGCACGCATGAAGCTAGGCGCGGATCACTCTTCCTTGGACACTTTTTTCAGGATTTCTTGGTACTGCGCCCGCTCTTCCGGCGTAAGTTTTGCAAAGTCTAGATCGGCTTCGATGTGCTCGGTGCTCTTGCCCCGTTCGAGCCTGTCCAGCTTGACTGCAACGTCCAACAGACGGACGACGGACGTAAGCGTAAACGGCCCGGGCATTTCCCCGGACTCCTGAGACATGCGATCCAGCTTTGCGAGCTCTCGGCCCGCAAGGGACTTGGCCGAAGCGAGGATCCTTAGGCGCTCCGCTGTCGTGTTACGTTCGTCTTCCTGCAGAAGTGCGGCCCGTTCTTCGTCCCGTATGGCTTGGTAGTGCGCATCGAATTCACGCACGCGCTCCCTCCAAGCAAAAGAATTCGCCCAATCGTAAAGCTTCTGCAGCTGCCCCCCCACTCGGGGGATAGACCTTGCGCCCACTTGATCGCGGTAGGCAACGAAGGCGTTCCAAGCGTCTTCCGGCTCTTCAGGTTGCCTGTGCCAGGGCTTTTGCGTTTCCTTCCAGCGCTCTCTAGATGCCTTGCTCATGCGGGCACCCTGTCGCGCAAGAAAGCCCAAGTGCGCCCGGTGCAGATCCTGAACACGGTGCCGATCGTCACAGCAAGATCTTGGGAGATCTCCGCATAGGTCTTGCCCTCTCGGCGCAGCTCGAGCACTCGAAGTGCGCCGGCTTCCCGTAGCCGGCCTTTGGGCGTCTTGTACGGCATGTGTCAACCCAAGCCTAGCCTTGCCGCGTGGGTCTTCTAGCGCGCGCCAAAGAGTTTTTGTACCCGTCCCCCCCGGTCTCCTCCGTTATCGAGCCCCCTAGGGTGCGTTCGGATGGTTGGGAAAATGCCATGCTTGGCTACGGGACCACTCGTGACAAGACGGCGCAGCTCGGCTTTAGCGCGCCGATCCTTCTTCCCGACTTCATGCTGCAAGCGATGTGCGAAAGCGATGCGCTTTCCGCCAAGATTGTAGAGAAGAAGCCGAAGGAGAGCATGCGCAGGGGCTACACCCTTGCAGGGCAAGACGCCGAAAAGGTGAAGGTGTGGACAGATCGGGCCGCGGATCTGAACTTCGACGATGCCTTGGTAGAGACTGTGGTGGGTGCCCGCCAGTATGGCGGAGCGATCCTATTGATCGGAGCAAATGACGGGCTGCCCCCCGAAAAGCCTTTGAACGTTCAGGGGGTGCGTAGCGTCGACTTCCTTACTCCCTTGGATCGTCGCTTCGTCTCCGTCGCGCAAACGTACCGGGAGCCGTTGCGGCCCAACTACAACAAACCCGAGCTGTACCATATTGCAGCCGACGGGGCCGTGCACTTGGTGCATGAAAGCCGCGTGCTTCGCTTCGACGGCGTGCCCGCTGATGCTCGTAGGCGCCGGGCGAATGGTTGGGGGCTCTCCGTTCTGCAGCGGGTCTATACGGCCCTGCAGTGGTATATCACTAGCTACCAGTCTTCAGCGGCCCTTATGGCCGATGCCTCGCAGGCGGTGTTCACGCTGCAAGGGCTGATGCAAGCGATCGCAAACGACCCTACAACGCTTGCTAAGCGAATGGCGATCGTAGATTCGCAACGCTCTTCCGGCCGGGCTATCATGTTGGACGCCGATGGGGAGAAGTTCGAACGCATCGCTACGAGCTTCGCAGGTATCCCCGAAGTCTTGGACCGGATGATGCTTCTTGTTTGCGCGTTCTCTGACATGCCGGCCACTGTCCTTTTTGGTCGCTCGCCTGCAGGCATGAACGCAACGGGCGAGAGCGATACACGGGGGTGGTATGACGAGCTCTCGACCATGCAGAAGAAGGAGCTTGGGCCTGCGATCCGCAAGTTCTTCGGCATTCTTTCGGCCGGGCAAAAGTTCGAAGTCGAGTGGCCTTCCCTGAATGCGCCCTCCGCTTCGGAAAGCGCAGCCTTGGAGAAGACGCAAGCGGAAACAGATGTACTGTACATCCGAGAGGGGGTGCTTTTCCCTGAAGAAGTCGCGCTAGCTCGGTTCGGAGCGAAGCAGGGGGGCGTGATTGAAATCGACGAAGAAGCGCGCAAGGCTTCGCTAGAAGCGGAGATCTCAATGGCGAAAGATCCTCCCCCGGTAGCCGTGCCCCCGCCAGCTGAAGACACTCCCGAAGACACTCCCGAAGACGCCACGGAAGACGCCACGGAAGACGATGCCGGCGCTAAGCAATAGAGCCAAGCGCCGAAGGTTCGCAAGGCGCTTATCAGTGCGAAAGGCGGAGCTTCGCTATAAGCGAGCTCTTGCCTCTTACCTGGGGGAGGCGCATAAGTCGACGATGGCTTGGCTCTCGGGCCGCGGGCTCTTCCGCACCGATGCCTCTCGGCCTCTTCCCAGCGAATTCGAAGTGCACTTCGCACGGATCATTGCGGCTGTGCCCAGCGCCGTTGCTCGGCTGTTCGGTCGTATGGCCGAAGATGTTTCGGAGTCCAACGGAGACGCTCTAGCCGTGGTGGGCATCAACGCGAACGCTATGGGCATCTCGGCTACCATCTCCCAGGCAAGGGACGAAAACATTCGGCTAGTGGAGAAGGCCTTGCGCGCTTACGCCAAAGACGTGCGAGCGGTGTTCGACGATCCGGAAGCGAACACGTGGCGAGTGGAAGAGCTGCAAGCCCGGCTCCTAGAACGTGGCAACGTAAGCGTGTCCCGGGCGGAGCTTATCGCAAGAGATCAGACGCTGAAGACGAACGCAGCCATTACGCAGACACGGCAAGTGCAAGCCGGAGTAGAATACTACGAGTGGAGTACCTCCCTTGACGAACGCGTAAGGGACGAGCACCGAGCTCTAGAGGGACAGCGCTTTGCCTGGAACAACCCGCCCTCAGTGGGGCACCCGGGCGAAGACTTTCAGTGTCGCTGTGTCGCTATTCCTGTGATCCCGGAAGCAGACGAATAGGGGCAGCATGCTCGTAGAAATAGAGCCCGCTGCGCCCTCCTTTGCCGTTGATGTGTCTTAGCAACCAAGCCCACGCCTTACGAGTGCACGGGCCGCAGACGATCCACGTCTCAGAGTATTGACACCCGCTCGCAGGGTGAGCCACCCCGCCGCAATCCCTGCAAGTGTGCACGGTGAACGTCAACGTACCTCCGGATCTTTGGGCGGCACGGTAGAAGCTGTACCTAGCTCAAGGTACAGCTCTTCCCGCTGAGATTCGATCTCTTGAACGGCTGCAGCGAAGCGAAGAACTTGAGACAGCGTGCAAGATGCAAGCATGTGTTCCAGCGCGTCCCAATCATCGGGTTCGGGGATCATGCGAGCCCCAGAGCTGCAAGCCTTGAAGGGTCCTTATCCAGGGCGTTCATAGCCGCAGCAAGTTGAGAAGCCCGCATCACAATCCAAGCTAGTGCTTGGGTCGAAGCGTCCACAGAGTCATCGTGCGCGCCCTTGGGGAACGCGATAAGCTCCGTCTCGTGATCGTCTACCCATGGCGCCTTTTCGGGCTCGGGGTGGTAAACGTTACCTGCTTCGTAGTATGGCGCTACGCCGTTAGCTCTTGCGATCTTTCCCCCCTCCGGTTCGATCTCGACTAAGCCGGGGATCTTCTTTCGAAGGTGGGCCACCACTGCGGGGCCGTTCGCTTTGGCTTCCACAAGCTTCACCGAGCACCGGGGCCACTTGCGGCACATTGCCTCAACTGCAGCGACCGTGCCCGGGAAGTCCAAGCGTTCGTGTATGCGGTCCAAGAGGTAGTATTCCGCACCTGCCACCCCCCACACTTGCCCGCACACAAAGTCAGAATCTGCCTCCCCTCTAAAGGCCATGTCCCAAGACTGTATGATCGTGTCGAACTTTGCTGGGGGTACCGCGTAGCGACGGAACCAAGACCGCTGGAAGATGGCTCCTCCCTCCGGCGTTGGGCGCTGTTGCTCTTGCGCGGCCGTGCCGATAGGCCCCATCTCTCGAGCTCTCGCTTTGACCTCGGTATCGGAGAAGCGGGAAGGGAAAAGTAGCTCTCCGTCTTCCTTTCGAGGATCTTCAAAGCCTATCGAGGTGCTGCATGGGCGCGAGCTTTCGAAGCTCATGGGTAAGCGGAGAAACTCCCATCCCCCCTCCTTCTCAAAGATTCCGGCCAGATCTCTTTCATGCAGTCGCTGCATGATGAGTACAGCGGCGCCCCCCTCTTCTTCGGGCAAGATACGAGAGCGCAAAGTGGTCTTCCAAAGGTCTTCGCAATTCTCGAGCGCGACTTTCGTTAGGTTGCCGGGCTTGATCGGATCGTCAATGACAAGCCGATGCGCGTGGCGTCCAGTAATTCCACCCTCGAAGGAGGTTCCGTAGCGAAAGCCTCCTGCACTGGTAGAGAAGTCTCCGGCTGCAGCTTCCTTGGACGGCACCGTAAAAATGTGGCCCCAGCGTTCTCGGAACCATGCACTTTGCACAAGTTGCAGGCACCTACCTCCGTCACGCTTGCCCGTAAGCCGGCCATCGTAGGAAGTGAAGATCCAACGCAACCGAGGGTCTTGGATCCAGGACCACACATTCCAGAAGACGCAAGTGGTTAGCGACTTCATACAGCCGGGGGGCACGTTCACAACTAGGCGCCGGATCTGACCTTTGTGAACGGCTTCCAGGTGCTCGCAGATCGCCCCGATATGCCAGTTGTCTTTGAACGGGCCGGGCTCTACTTGGGACCAAGCCATACGGACAAACGCATGCAGCCCGTCAAGTAGGCCTACCGTCCTATCTAGGGCTGCGAGTGCGTTCTTTCTCATCGTGCTAGGGAGCGTTGAATGTGCTTGCGCGCGTTGCTTAGCGCTAGCTCTGCGTTGCGCAGCGTCATGCCCTTGGACCTCGCGAGCTCCGCAAGGTCCACTTCTTCGCCGTGCTCCAAGTAGTATTCGAGAAACAATTCTTTCGTGCGGGCCGATACTCCCTTTAGAGCATGCTCGATATCCCGCCGAAGCGCCGACTCGTTAGAGCCGTCGAAGTCCGTGGTACCCAACGTCACGTGCCCGAGGGGCTCGGTATCATCGTCTTGGATGCCCACGAAACCCGGGGCCACGATCCAATCCTCCCAATCGGCGCGGCTAACGCCCAGGTCTTCGGGGGTTGGCTCCCGTCCGTGCTTCAGCCGGAACTTGTTCGCAGCTTCCGCCACGGGCGCCGGAATACGGTGCTGTCGCGTTCGTCGGATCGTAGTTGCAGACTGCAAGGTCTGTTGCACTTCGTGCCGCACCCAATAGGCCGCGTAGGTAGAGAAAGACCCCTTGCCGGGCTCGAAGGTTTCCAGCGCTCGAGTGATCCCGATGAGTGCGCCTTGCAAAACGTCTTCGTCTTCGCCACCTGCGCCGTACCTTCGTGCGAGCCGGATAGCTAGGGGACGATTCAGCTCTACAAGTTCGTCCCGCAGCTTTCGGAGCTTCTTCGGGTCCGGCTCGGTAGAGGTGCGCAGTGCAACGTATTCTGCGAGCTTCTTGGGGCGTTCAGTTGCGGACACGCTTCCCCTCTTTCCGCTTCGAGAGCATGTCCACGGTTTCGATGAGCATCGATTCCCCTTGGTGGATCGGCACATTCCAGTGAATGAACTTGCCCGTAGAAGACACGAATTGAAGCCCGTAGCCATGGCTCCAAGACGTGGGGGACGTGTGCGCGTAAAGGGGCTGTAGCTTGGCCAATGTGCCGGGGCACCAAGCGCCGAAGCCTGCAGACACTACCGTGCGCTCTACAACGCTTTGCGAGCGGTGAACGTGTCCGAACACTACGTTAGCCCCGAAGCGGGCCACGTGCGTAGCAGCCGCGTGCCGGGAGTGACTAACGCCGTGCACGAAGTACACCTTCCCCAGCTTGATAGCTCCGGGGATCGAAAGGCCCATATACTGCTCTGAACGCTTGTAATAGCGGATCCCCCGCTGCTTCAGCTCGAGCGCTGCAGCCGGGCCAAAGCGCTCGAGCAACATGTCTGCATCTTTTTTGTTCGTGAACGTGCGAGCGGCCCAACGTTCTACGTGGGCTTCATGGTTGCCTTCGAGGTAGTGAATCGAGGCGGAAGGCGCAGCCTTTTGGATCTCGTCCAAGAAGCTGTTAGTTGCGGCGCAATCGTCTTCGTAGCTCTCGGGGATCTCGTGTGTGTAAGAGCGTTGATGAGTTGAGAACGTGCCCCCTGCGTCTAGGTGATCTCCTAGCATCACGATTTGCTCGGGGCAGATCGCCTTGAGGTCCGAAAGGAACGCCTTGCGGGCTTCCGTATCGATGTGTGCCCCGTGCGAGTCAGGAATAACGACGCGAGCTAGGGCGCTCATAGTAGTTGCCCCAAGTTCAAAAGCCCCGAGTAGCGAAAAGCTCGAAGCACCTTCGCTGCTGGCATTCCGATTACTAAACTTGAGGTCCTTCGGTTCCAAGGCCGCTCAAGGATGATCGAAGGCTTTCGCTGCGTCTCGGACCACTCGTAAGCAGTCTGTGCGCAATCCTCAATAAGCAGGTCCCCGGGCACAAAGCGTTTGGCTTCTTTGCGACAGAAGTGCACTTGATCCACGTGCCCGCGCAGCCACTCGGCGCGTTCTTGCACCCAGCTGGGCGCGCCCGAAAAGGGGGACGTAAGGCACACGACGGTTCCAAGGTGGCGAATCGATGCGAGCCACTCTTTCGCGCCTTCATACCAGTCCAGGGAAGCAGCGAAGCCGGGCTGCTTACAAGCGCTCGAGACCCAAGAAAGCTCCGTAGACAGAAGCGTTCTTTTGATGTCGTACACCTCAAAAAGTTCCGGATTGTAGATATGGGCCTGTTTAGGGTTGGCACCTTGGAGCACCTTGCAAACCCGGCCAATGAAGTCTGCAAGCACCCCGTCGCAATCAACTAGGATCGTTCGCATCGTAAGCCCCCTCTACACACCAAAGCTCCGAACCGTTCTCACGAAGCAGCGCGACAACGTGGGGCGCAGCCAAGCGGATTGCGATCTCCTCCAAGGTCTCTGCGTCTTTGCCTCGAAAGAGGAACTGCCCCAGGCCCGACACTTCCAGGAACACGTGCAAGATCTCGTGCACGAGTATGTGGCTCATCATTGACGGAGGGTTTTCCCTATTGAGGTAGATCTTCCCGGCCGCGGTTTCCGCGTAGCCGTACTTGTCCGACAGTGCGGGCACCTCTTCCGCACTCGCGACTAGTACTTGGATCTCTTGTCCGCAGATCTGAAGCGTCTTTAGGTTCCGCATTGTTGCTCTTTGCAGGCTAGGAACATGAAGCAGCACGCCGCGTGCGCGATGTGCGAAAAGCCGCTCTCCAGATCGTTCAGCTCTCCTGAGAGCCGGGCGGAGATATGCCTAAGAGCTGCGTTGCGGTAGCGAAGGACACCCCCCGGCGCCTCCAAAACCATCCGCCAGTTATCGTCTCCGTACTTCGCAGCGCCGAAGGCGAGCACCTCCCCGATTGCAATCACAGGGTCGAGCCTATCGATCTGACAAATCAGGGTGGCTGCGTACTCAAAGAGCCAGAGCCAATCAGCGCCCTTATCGGAGTTGTCCGGCCAGAGCATGCCGTCCCGCACCTCTCCCAGTTGCTTTACGGCCCACTGCGCCGGGCTGCACAAGTCCACCTTGCGCAAGATCTCTTCCGGGATCAGGTCCAAGCGCGCTTTCCCCTTGTCGTCCTTCCGCCCTACGTTCATCGGCTCTTTATCGCTTTGGTTGCTTGATTTCATGGGGTCCACGGCACTAGTCGCCCTTCTGCGTCCGTTACGCGTTTCGCTTCCTTGCTCCAAATCCGCATAAGCAGGGGCTCCGTAGTTGCCGGCACGTCAGGCAACCAAGCGTTAGCCCCCTCGCACATGAGCCTTGCAAGCTCCGTAGCCGCTTCGTGCCCGCGTTCCTCGGGCACCTCCAAGATGAATTCATCGTGCACGTAGCAGACGATCCGAGAGCCAAAGAGAGGGCTAGCCCTGTCGACGTAACAAGCCTTCGAGATCAAGAAGCCCGCGTGTTTGGTCGCATCGGCCCCGAGCCCTTGGAAGAAGGAATTGCACGCTGCGGTGTAGCTTGCGCCCCCTCGGATGCGATTCGATCCGATCTGGGTAATCGTGGCCCCTGTCGACGCTTCGGCCATGCGCCCGACTAGCGAAAAATAGTCTCGCATCTCGGGCCACTGTCGTAGCCATTGCTCTTTGAGGTCCTGCGCTTGTGCCTCGCTAAGCGTTACGCCGTAACCCTTGCGTGCAAAGAGCACTAGAGTCTTTACGCCCAGGCCCCCCGGGAAACCGAAGTTAGCTACCTTGGCAACTTGCCGCGCGTTCTGTACTTCTTCTTCTTTCTTGCGTGTCTTGGCTTCGTCATAGGTGATCCCAAGGATCGTAGCGGCAAGGGCAAGGTGAGGATCCAAGCCCGCATTCAGCGCCCGAGCTAGCTCCGAACGGCCAACCAAGCGAATGCACGATTGTGCAAGGGTGCGAAGCTCGAGACCGTCATAGTCACTCTGTGCGAACACGTAGCCCGGGCGAGGCACGAAGCACTCGCGAATGCCCCGCATTCGGCGCCAGTTCTGTACGTTCGGCTTGGAGCTTGTGGTCCGGCCGGTCTCCGCCAGATCGTAACGGGTGTGGATCGGATACTCCACACCCTGAACCAAGGCAACGTAGTCCTTAGACAGCACGCCTTTGAGCTGTGTAGCGCGTGCGTAGTCCTCTAGAACTTCGTCCCCCGAGGCCTCGCAGGCATCGGCGTCCAAAGACACGTTGCCCGTATCGGCGAGGCGCAACGGCTTGCCTTCCCCGCCGATGCCGATAACAGGCTCGAAGCCTTCGGGGGACTCTTTCCAGCCGCACACTTCGAGCATGCGAGCTTTTGCCCGCTTCGTGTCTCGAGAGCCGTTCGCGCGAATGAGCCCGAAAGACTGCAAGCGCGCTTCCACTTCTGCGAGCTCTGCAGCCGTAGCCTCCCCCAGTTGCCGCACGCCTTCCGGAGTGGTCCGCAGGCCCCAAACCGAGGAAAGGTGCAGCCACCAAGCGGCCCGGGCCTGTCGGTATTGGTCTTGTAGGTACTCTTGCGCATGGGGTTCCTGTGCTTGACAGATCTCCCAAGTGGCCCGGGCATCTTCGAGCGGGTAGGTTCGAGCTCCCTCGGGCCACTCTGCCAAGGGCACGTCAAGAAGTTCCCCGTAGCGAAGACGCCACGTGTCTTTGTCGAGGGACCTTCCACAAAGCCGCTTCGTGATTGCGTTCAAGGAGTAATCGAACTTCACCCAGCGGCCCCCAGAGCCGAAGCGTCCCCGATAGCAACCCGCTGCAATGTCTAGAAGCTTCTGCCGAATCATCGTGTCCGTGATTCGATCCTCTTCGTACGCCTTGAACACGAGAGGGATCAGCTTGGGTTCTGCAGCGCACAAGACGGCAAGGTCATATGCGACGTTATGGCCTACGAGCTTGCTACCCCATTCGAGCCAAGCGCGTACCAATGCAATACCGTCGCTAGCGTTCTCGATGTGCGGCGCATCGATTTCGCATTGCCACGTGACACACGCAAGCGGGGGCGCGCAAAGCCCAGGGCGGATAAGCGCCGTCTCCGTATCAAAGGCGACAGTGATCATGACTCACCCGAAACGTCGCGCTCTATGTTTGAGAGACAATCCCAGAGATTCGCGCGCAGCGCCCCAAGCTCCGATCTAACACGTTGGAGCCTCGCTTTAGTCTCCTTCAATTCCTGCCGCTCTGCTTCAAGCTCTTGCCGAACCTCTTCCAAGTCTTCTTCTAGGTCTGCCACCTTCGAAACAGCCCATTCGTTCTTTTCCGCCGCTTCTAGGGCAATCGTCAGATCATGAAGCAGGGACATGACCAAGATGTCCGACTCTAGTTCGGTCTCGATTCGCGCCAGATCTGAGGCATCCAAATTGTACGGCCGGTCCCCGTTAGCGTTAGGAATAATATGCATAGTGCACAGATCTCCAAAAAGGAACGGCGAAACCTTGCCCGCTGTTTCTCGGGGCTACCTCTTCCCGTCCGTAGCTCTCCTACGGCACCATGGCAGGCAAGGTTTCGCCGGGCCCGCGCAAGGGAATCGAACCCTTTCCCCATAGCGGTCGACCTCGCTACAGGTTTGCCAAACGCGGATAAGCAGGACTCTCCCTGCGGTCACGCCCTGTAAACCCGGCGTTTGGGTGAGCACTTCAGTCCTCCGAAGAAGTTTCCTTCTTCTTGTAGGTTGCAATCTTCTCAAGAGGTGCCCGGAAGACGGAAACGCCCCCTTCATACAAGGGCATCAGCTCCTTAGCCTCTTTCAGCGCAGCCGCTTTACTCGTGCGCACTTCCAACAGTTCTTCGGTGCCGCTGTTCTCGAACACGGCATAAACATTCTTCGTTCGCATATCAGCCCTCCGCCGGGGAAAAGGTGTGTCGGTGATAAAATTGCCCGGGCTTGCCCTTGGACTCCTTCAAGATCACGAAGTCCCGGACGTACAGCCCAGCAAGGGCTTGATCGGGTCCCACTGCAGCCTCCGCAACGGCTTCGATCTGTTCGTCGAATTCCTTGATCTGTTGCGCGTGCCGGGGGTCCGAAGCGGAGAGGCCCGAGCACGCGTAAAGGAAGCCCTTTAGCGCGCCGAAGCCCACTTCCTTGTCCGTGAGCTTTTGACACCACGTGCGCTTGGAGCCGACAGGATCGATTACCTCTCCCTTATCGTTCTTGCGCTGATCTTTGTTCTCGACCACTTCACACTCTGCGAAGAAGAGTGGTTCCTTGCGCCCGCCTACCAGGCACCGGAGTACCTTCAACTTGAATTCTCCCTCACCCAGATACACACCCGCTTCGCTCGTCTTTGCGTTCTTCAGCCCACCAAAAGCAAAACCCATAATGCTCCGTTCCTTTCGAGCACACTCCCGTGTGCGCAGGGATTACTAGCGCATTGCAACTAATGTGTTCGGAACTTTCTTCTACTTCTGCCAACGTGCGCCGGATGTTGGCATCCTGGGAATGATGCGATCTGCAAGCAATAGCTTTTGCGGCTGCCCGAGCATGTCTTGGGCCATGCGCGCATCGGCGTTTGCACGGTCCCAAGATTCCTCGTGCTCCAAGCAAGAGAAGATGATGTCCACTTCCACTTGGTCTTCTTCTTGGCCGTCCCGGTGCGTACGTCCGAGCATCTGTTCCCAGGTATCTGCACTGGGGGAACAAGACGTAACGAGGTTCTTCGACCAAGCCTGCAGGTTGCGGCCCGTTGCATTCGCTGCAACGCTGGCAATGACCGGCCTTCCGGCTGCTTTCTCGATTGGCTCGCCTTCGGCGTTCTGCCCTTGGGGGCCGTAGTAGGGGATGCCCGTAAGCTTGGACAGCTCGCGTGCAAAGAAGGTGTGATCGCACCAAGCGATACCCTTTTCGCGCTCGAGCCATGCGGCGCAAAACTCCAGTGCCGCACGGTCATGCCAGATCGCTTTGGGATTGATCTGGAACGTGGCCCGAATGCCGTCCCACCAGTCCCATTCATCCCGGCGGAGCTTCCCCGCCCGGCACGCGTTCGCTACCTGCAGCTCTGTATCCAGGCTTCGGGAGTGAGAGAGCGTGTCACGTACGAACTTGGCCCATGCTCGCCTTGCGTTTAGCCACGGCTGCGGGGGCCGGGGGTCCCACACATAGTGGAAGCCCAAGGCGAGCTCTCTGGCGTGCCTCCAAACGTCGACAGCTTGGGTAAGCGCCCACCCATCGGGGGTTTCCCAGAGATTACGCAGCGTGGCGAAGTGTTGGTCTGTTTCGGCGTTGCCCGGGACAACGTGCCCCCGGATGTAGAGCGAGCACGCCACTTGGTCGCCTGCGCTCGAGACGATTCCGGGGGTCTCCACTAGGCGCCGATGAAACGCTTTGCGCGCCGTCTGTAAGGCGCTTGTGCCTTGATCTCCCGGGCCTGCGAGGGTGAGTAGCGCCCCGGGGTGAACGCGCTGCAGCGGGTTGATTTTCTCGTCCAGGCAAAGGGACCACTCTTCTAGTTCTGAATCTACTAGGGGGATTGGCGCACCCTTGCCGTGCGTCCACTCGAGTAGGTGGGCGAAGTCCTTTACGGACCGCTTGAGCACGGTGCCGGACATTACGAGCACCTTCGTCTCGGGGTTGGCTCGCAGGTACCGAATCAAGCGCCGGGTAACGCCCGCACGCTTGTTCTTTGCTCGGTGCCCCTCGTCCAAGATCAGAAAGTCCGGGCGTGTGAAGTCGAGGAACGTAGCGCTTTGCTCCCGTCCAAGCATCTCGTAGGAGTAGATCCGAAGGTTCGCGGGGAGGTTCCAGTGTTTCGCGAGCTCTTTGCGTTCTCGCTCCGTCTTTTCTATGAGGGAAGCCGGGAGGAGCAAAAGCGGGCGCATCGCGTTGACTACTTTCGGCGCGAGCAATGAAAGCAGCGTCTTGCCCCCGCCAACTCGGATGGGGGCAAAGAGCCCGCCTACCTGTTGCAACTCGTGTAGCGCTTGCGCTTGAATGGGACGCAAGCGCATCGTGCCCCCTTCCTTTGCGTGCTCGCGCGTTAGACGTTCGGTAACGTCTTCCGCTTGCGTTCGGCGGGGCAGTCCTTCGATGCGCCGGAATTCTTGGGTCCGGGCAATCGCACCTCGATTGAAGATCATGCGCGCACCCAAAAGAGGGAGCCGATCATGGCAGCTCTCCGATCTTCCCGATGCTACGCAGACCTTCGTAAACCTCCGTCACCTTGTCCGCCTTCACGAAGTAGCCAAGTTCGTAGCCGTGTCGGAGCAACCAACCTCGAACATGCCCGGCTCTGACCCACGCCTTGTGCGCGTCAACAGTCTGCGCACTGCCGGAATAGCCGCTCCGATTCGCTCCGTTCTCCAAAGAAAAATCTCCGCAAAAACGTGTGGAGAACCACTTGCGACCGATCTTGGTAACGACGGCTTCGACTGGAAACCGCCCTACGTTTCCGTAAACGATTACGGTATCCCCCACCTTGAGACCTTCGAACCTGCGGCCCGTAATTCCGATCATGGCTTGGCCTTTCTTCGCACCGTGACGCGACTGACCTTGTAATGCGGCGGCATGTCCGCCTTGCGTTCGCGTCGACGCAACAGGGCAGCGCTTGGCCTGATGTCGTACTCGTCCGTCAAGCCCGGCCAACGCACTCGCCAAAACACCCGCACAACGCGGCGCTCGTGGTCGCGCATGCGGTCGCGGCATTCGTGCACGCTAAAGCACCGTACTTCCCCCGAATCCTGGTCCACGATGTAAGCGACCCTTCCGGCCTCCACCCGGCAATACTTGCAGCGCGTCATGGCCGCACCTCGGTAGCCTTGACCATGTCTTCCAGCGCTGAAGCCAGGGAACGGGCCACGTCTCCAAACCCGTCAGGGCGAAGCCTCCTTGACCTACTAAGGCGGTGAAGCTCTAGAGCAATGCTCTTGATTGCAGGGCGCAGCGATGAGAGCCCTACGCCGCTGCGTTGCGACAACAGGTTCGCGGCTTCGGCGTGGACACGCGCGCGCTCTTCGTTGCGGAGCTTGCGTAGGTCTGGCCAGTGCTCGTGCTCGTCCCCGCTACCCCAGCAGTGATCGCACACGTCACGTGTGACAGAGCACCCACCTATGCCGCCGCGCCAAGTTGCTGTGGACCCGTAAGCTATGCTGCCAAACCCTAGGCACCTCTTGCATGGCGTATCAACGCCGCGATGGTCCAGCATCCAACGCATGCAATCTTCCGTGTTCATGACTTCCCCCCGCTTCCGAATAGGCAATGCCGTAGCCGGTCTCTCTGTGCCTGCGCCTCCCTCAATTCGTGCTCAAGGGACAACCTAAGCAGCCGCTCTCTTTCCAGAGCTTTTGTCAGAGACTGTTGCTCGTGCCTAAGAGTGCGTTGCATTTCCAAAAGCTTCTTGCGCGTTGCAATCAGCTCGGAAGTCGTTTTCTGAAGCAGTTCTTTGGTGCCCACAGCGCACCTAGGCCGCACCTCAGAAGAAGTGCAGCCCGGCGCAGAAGCCCAGCAGAAGCCCCGCTAGCGCGCTAGTCCCGCATGCCTCCAAGATATGCACGCCATGCCAAACGCCGATAGATATCCAGAAGCCAATCACGGCACTCTCGGTGCCACCTTCGAGTGCCCGAATAGGCTGCAAAGTACAGGCTTTCCGCAAGCCGCTCGATTACTGCGTCCGATACCGTTCGGCGCACGGTCCGAACACCCGGCCCGGGGGCGGGCGCGAAGTCGAACACACAAGCCTCCGACTTGTGCACGAGCTCTCCCCTTTCACCGATGTAGTGCGGCCCCACCTTCAGAACCCAACACGTGTAGCGCATGCTTCAGCCCTCCAAGAAGGATCCACAAGTTTCCGCATTTTCCGCAGTGCCCGCTGTTCGATCTCGTACACCTGCGATGGGGAGATATCGAGCCGCTCCGCTATCTCTCGATAAGAGAGACCGAAGGTCTCCGGACCCGGTTTTCGCGCTTCCGGATTCATGCCCCCTCCGTCATGGCGCAGCACTCAAGGAGGCACTTTACGAGACTTTCCTGTGCAGCCCGAACCGTGCTTGAAAGTGCGCTCTCGGCTGCGCTATAGGCTGCGCCCCTAGCTGCGCTCTCGGCTGCGCCCCTAGCTGCGCGCTCGGCTACGCTCCAAGCTGCGCCCCTAGCTGCGCCCCTAGCTGCGCCCCTAGCTGCGCTCGCGGCTACGCTCCAAGCTGCGCCCCTAGCTGCGCCCCTAGCTGCGCCCCTAGCTGCGCCCCTAGCTGCGCTCCTAGCTGTGCTCTCGGCTGCGCTCTCGGCTGCGCTCTCGGCTGCGCTCTCGGCTGCGCTCTCGGCTGCGCTCTCGGCTGCGCTCTCGGCTGCGCTCTCGGCTGCGCTCTCGGCTGCGCTCTCGGCTGCGCTCCTAGCTGCGCTCTCGGCTGCGCTCTCGGCTGCGCTCCTAGCTGCGCAGCAAGAAGTAGCCGAAAGGTCCAAAGCTTTTAGCGAAGTGATAGGCTCAAGGCTTTCCAAGCTGTTCGCATGCTCTGCGAGCCCGGCAAGACGGAGAAAGAGGGGGGCCCGCTCTCGTATGTGCCAATCCAAAATGCGGAACATGCGACGCAAAAGGATCTCATCCCCCTTACCTCGCGTGCCGACCAAGGACAGCAAGACCGGGCGAAGCACCTCCGTACGCTCGTCACTTGGCAAAGAATCGTTCCAGCTTCGGACGACTTCTGCGAGAACGGGGCACACACACTCTGGATGATCGGTGATCTCGGACTCCGGGCTACCCGTAAGCCACGAGATAACCTCCAAAGCGCAATGACCTTCTTCGAAAGTCTCATGCTTGCCACCGCTAAGAACGATCTCCGGCAACTTCGCAACGCGTTCAGGCACAAGTAATGTACCTCTCAGTGCGAGAACACTCACTTTCTGCAAAGTGTTCATGCCCACCCCCGAACCACATACGCGGCTTTCGCTTCCAGCGCTGCGAGACAAACCGCACCCTCGGGGGTGCGCGTAGAAAGCGAAACCGCGTCACAGCTCTCCGCAAGCCGAGAGACGGCAAGAGACAACACGCCCGGCCCTTTCCCGAACGGGATAAACCGATAGTCTTCCGCCCCCTCGCACTCGGGGGACTCTTTGATGATCTCGGAAGCCTTGCTAACGAGCTCCGCCAGAGGGACAACGCTACGCCCTCGAATCGGCGCGCAATCTACGTACAACGCGAATGCGCCCACGCCCGCAACCAACGCACCCTGCGTCTCCTCTTGAACCTTCTTCGGGCGCCCCTTTTTGGGTTTTACCTCATCGGGTGAATTTTGAGGCGCAGCGGCTACCGGGGCACCTGCGTAGGGGTCTCCGTCTACGGGCGCCGGGGGCAAGGCGCTCTCCGGCGGATTGATCGGAACCGGGTCCAATGCAATCTCCTCTTCAGCCGCAGCTACAGGGGCCTGGGCTGCTTTGGCTTCGAGGGCTTCTTTGCGCGCTTTGATAGATGCAAGAACGGAATTCGACATGACGGACCTTAGCCTTTCAACAGGTGACAAGTTGCATCGGTGCCTATGCGGACAACCCCCATAAGCCTCACAAGCGTTTGCGTTCGGCTGAAGCTCGAGCACAGGAGGCGCTCTCCGCTTCAATTCGACGATCTCTAGAGCCACTGAATCGACAACGTGCATGCAGCTCTCGACATGAGAGCGAGACAGCACCACGTCGACAGGGAAGGCCCTGCGAGCTCCTTTGGTTGTAATGTACAACCAACGAAGCGGGGCAGAATCCACGCCGAAGCGATCCATAAAGTCTTGGGAGTAAAGGAGGGCTTGCACGTTCCAGGGCAAGCTTTCCTTCGTATGCGCGTATCGAGGGTTCCCCGTCGTTTTATGATCGTGGATCAAACCGGCGCCGGGGTACGGAGCGATCTCGACATCCTTCGCCCCCGTGTACCAAACACCCGAGTGCTTCGACCGCACGAGGAAGGTGCCTTCTACGATCACATCTTGATAGCTCGCAGGGAGATACGGGACGGCGGTTTGCGCTATTTCCCCGCTCTCATCGGGGGAGCCGTCTCCTAGCGAAAAGGTGAGGTTCCCGCCCTTTAGGAACCTCTCAAGCTGCGCATGCACACGAGACCCAAGCGCAGCTGCAGCGTTCGGGGGCTCCCGGAACCCCTCCAAGTACACCCAACCCCACTTGCGTGCACACTGCAAGTAAGTGTCAATCTGGGAAGCCGATACCACATGGTCCGATGGCGCCGGAACTGCGTAGGAATAAGGGAAAAACAAGGCTCCGCTCCAATCCCGCCGAAGCTCCCCGCCCCGGACGACGCATGTATTAGTGGCAAACTGCAACCCGCGCAAACGAAAAAGTATCAAAAAGAAACTTTGTCGATTTCCGCAAAGCCGGCCTAGCTTCGACCCGTGTCTCGTTTCCCCCTCTTCCCCTTGGTTGATGGCCAGTGCACATGTTCAGAGGGCGCAGCGTGCCAGCGCGCGGGCAAACACCCCTCGGTAGCGTGGAACGCCGAAGCGCTCCCGAAAGGCACAGACATCAAAGGCCCGAAGGGTTGCGGCTACGGTCTAGCGACGGGCGAGCGAAGCGGCTGCTTCGTCGTTGATTGCGACACGCCCGAAGCCGTTCAATCCTTCCAAGCGCAGTTCCCTGCGCCTACCCGAACGGTTCGCACCCCCCGTGGTGGCGCGCACTTCTACTACCAGTGGCCCGGCTTCCCGGTGCGAAACTCCGTCAAGCTCCTGTTGCCGGATGTCGACATCCGAGGGGATGGGGGTTTCGTGGTGCTGCCCGGAAGCATGCACCGAAACGGTAAGCGCTATCGCTTGGACGAGAGTGCGCCGGAAGAGATCGCCGAAGCCCCCGCAAGCCTTCTTGCGTGGCCCGGACTCCAAGGCAAAGAGAAAAAGCCGGAAGCGAAAGGCGAGCTGCAGCCGGTAGCCCTCGACACACCAAGGGGCCAAGAGGCACTTGAAGAAGCTCGGGCTTTCCTCCAAAGCGCTAGCCCATGCGTCGAAGGGCAGGGCGGAGATCAACAGCTTTGGCACGTGGCGCTCAAGTTGATGCGCACGTTCGAGCTCCCCATTGAAACGGCTTGGGAAGAGATCCAAGACTACAACGCGCGTTGCCTTCCCCCTTGGCCCGAAGACCTCTTGCGGCGAAAGCTCATCGAAGCCCGGGACTCTGGAGAGAAGTCCCCGGGGCAATGGCTGCGCCCTTCGACGCTCGAACGCATGTTGCAGGCCTCGAAGAAGGTAACGGCGCCCCCTCCTTCCGATGCGCCAAAGAAGGCTCGGCGCACGAAGACCCCGGGGCACCAATACACCTACGAGGTTACTTCCCTAGCGCCCTCCCCGATGATCAGCAAAGGGCGTATCACGGACGTGATCACGTACCTCTCTTCTGGAGAATGGGAGGGCGTGCTCCAATACGATGAATTCGCAGGGCACCCCTTGGCCGTAGATCCTCCCATCGCCATGCGAGCCGAGAGCGGCGCGCTAGCACAAAGCGATGCTACCAGCGTGCGCGCATTGCTCGAGCACGAGGGCATCTCGGTAGGCAAAGACCTTGTATACGATGCGCTTGAAGCCGTCTGCTATGCGAACAAGTTCGATCCGCTCAAGGAGTGGATCTACAGCCTGCCCTCGGGGGGCCCGGAGATCTTCAACAACCTCGCTTACGATCTCTTTGGCTCCCGTTCGGAGATCCAAGAGGTCTACCTAAAGCACTGGTTCATGGGCGTTGCGGCCCGAGCTCTCGTCCCTGGAATCACGTTCCAAGAAATGCTGATTCTGACGGGTGCGCAGGGGGTCCGAAAAAGTACCTTTGCGCGCTCTATCGTGCCGAACGCATCTTGGTTCTGCGACGGGTTGCCGGCGCTCGAGTCCGACAACGTGATCCGCCAGCTACACGGAAAGCTGATTGTGGAAGTGGCCGAACTAGTGGCCACCAAGCGCAGCGACATCGAAACGCAAAAGGCGTTCACGTCCCGTTCCGTTGACCGATACACTCAGAAGTATGAACGGCACGCCGAAGATCACCCCCGGCGTTGCGCCTTCATCGGCACGACCAATGAAGAAGAGATCTTGCGCGACCCTACGGGTAACCGAAGGTACTGGTGTATCGAAGTCCTAAAGGAGATCCCGATCGAATGGTTCCTAGAAAGACGGGACCTCATCTTGGGCGCAGCTCGTGACCTTTTCCTGGCAGGTGAGCCCCTACACCTCTCGCCAGAAGAACGGCTGCTAGCAGAAGAGCAAACCGCGCGCTTCGAGGTAGCCCTAGAAGCTTCGGACACGTGGACCGAACGCCTTGCGGAATACGCTGCAGGTAAGCAAGAGGTCTTGGTGTCGAAGGCGCTTCAGTTCTTGGGTGTGCCTACCGAGAGGCAAGGCGTGTCCGAACAGCGCCGGGTAGGGTTGTGCCTTCGAGCTCTCGGACTCAAAAGGGAGGTCCGACGGACGCACCTCGGGCACCGGTCCCGGATCTGGCTAGTGCCAGAGGCGCTACAGAAAGAGCAGCCAAGCTTGGAAGTGCGAAACTTCAAGTGAGCAAAAAGGGGTCCTTAGGGGCCCCTTTCTCGTTTTGTCTGTCTTGGATCACTTCCCGGCACCCATTGGATCACTTCCGACACCCATGCGATCCACATATGTGATCCAAGGGAAACACACTGATTCCAAAGACTTGGCAGCTTTTGGATCACTTGGCACCCATGATCACATGAAATCGTCCAACAAACCCTTTTCAGAGCGCACCCCCCGGCGACACCCCTGCGCACTGCGCCGGCACCCATGCAGTTCGCAGGTAACTTCTTACTACTAAGTGATCCAAGTGATCCAAGTGATCCAAGCTGGAAAACACGCTGGATCACATGTGGATCACATAGGGCCGGATAGTGATCCACTACCCTTCCGGTGTGGCTACACGTACCGATTTTTCGCGCATCGACTCCAGGCACCGGACCCCCCAAGGCGGTTTGCGTCTTGGGGCGAATCTGACACGCACGGGCGTTCTGGAGTATCGGACCCCCTCGGGGGGTGTGCGTCGCGAACTCCGCCCGGCGGAAGAGGTCTTCCACGAAGACTCTTTGGCGAGCCTTGCGGATGCTCCCGTAACTATCGGGCACCCTCCGGGTGTTGACTCCTCCAATTGGGAGAAGCTTTCAGTAGGGCACGTGCGAGATCCGAAAAGTGCTGCGCCGTTCGTGGCGGGCACCGTGATCATTCAGAGGGCCGATGCTGTTCAGGGTGTCGAGAGTGACTCCTTAGTAGAGCTGTCCTGCGGATACACGGTTCGGGAAGATCACACCCCGGGCGTATACGAAGGCGTTGCTTACGACTTGGTGCAACGGGATATCCGTTACAACCATGTTGGCCTTGGGCCCCGCAATTGGGGAAGGGCCGGCAATGACGTGGCGCTCAAGTTCGATGGCCTCGCAGACCATGTTCCGAACGGTGCCTATGCTCCCCCTGTAGGCGACACGCCCAAGGGAAACAACATGACGCTTGAAGAAGCCTTGAAGATGATTGACGTGCTCCGAAAAGATTCGGACACACTTCGTGCGGAGCGCGATGCTGCGCGGGCCGATGCCGCCCAGGCCCAAGCTCGCGCGGACGGGCTTAGCGCCGATCAAAAGAATCAAATTGCAACTAAAGAGAAAGAGATCGCAGATCGTGTCTCTCTCGAGCTCCGCGCCATGCAGCACGGTGTCAGTTGCAAGGGCCGGTCTGATTCCGAGATCATGATCGAAGCGATCAAGAAGTCGGACGCCTCCTTTAGTGGAGAGGGCAAGAGTGTGGACTACGTCCGTGCTCGGTTCGATCTGTTGCCGGACCCGGCCAAGGCCGATGCCGCACGCGCTGCGCTCCAAGTGGGCGCTACCCGTGGCGACGGACAAGAAGTGGATCCCATTGAGACGGCGCGCCTTGCCATGATCAAGCGCCACGATACCCAGTACCTGGGGGAGAGCTGACATGCCGCAGACTACTTATACGAGTGACCACGTTTCGGCCCTTGCGGGGCAGGTTGCGGATTGGAGCGAGGCCTCTTTCGTTTCGTACGCTAGCTCCGAGGTGATCGAAGCGGGCCGGCTTGTGGAGCTGCACACGGACGGTAAGGTCCGTGTTCCGCAGGGCACGTCTTTGACGAAGCCCGTCGGCATTGCTGTCTACCGTGATACGGACCTGCCCGGGGGCTACCCCGCTGGAGCAATGGTTACGATCATGCGCAAGGGTCGTGTCTATGCGCAGATCACGGGTTCGGCCCCGGGCGAGCTTGTGGCCGCGAACGTGAACCACTCGAGCACTACCGCGACCGATCGCGGGAAGCTCACTACGACCAACACGAGCACCACTGCGGGCTCTGAGATCTCCGCCCGAGAGGGCCTCATGTTCGTCAAGGCCGGCCCCTCGGGCCTGGGCTTGGTGGAACTGAACTTCCCCGCGTAAGCGGTCCCTTCCAACCTAAACCGTCTGTTTTTACCAGGGATGCCTGGGGTTCTGTAGTCCGTAGGTACAAAGACATGCATAAACGTTTCGATATGTTGGGCGTTATCACGGCTGCGATGATCCGCCTTGAGGGGCGCGCGGACGCGAACGAAACCGCGATGTTTGCGCGACAGCTCGAGCACGTCTTTACCCAGGTCTACGAGGTCAAAAAGACCGCGTCGGTTTGGCGGCAGTTCGCACCGATCAATCGGGAAGTGAGCAACGCCGATGAGGCGCACACCTTCCGCGAGATCGAAAGCTTCGGTGAGGCTAAGTTCGTTGACGGCTACGCCGCTAAGGACTTCCCGAGCATCGAAATCCAGGGCAAGGAATTCTCCGGTGTTGTGAAATCGATCGGCGATTCGTACGCCTATACGATTCAGGACATGCGCCGCGCTGCGCAGACCGGCTTGGACCTCTCGGCCCGCAAGGCGATGATTGCTCGCGATGTCATTGAGCGGAAGCTTGATGACGTTGCCTTCAATGGCGATGCGACCTACGGTTTCACGGGCCTGAAAGCCCTGTCGAACATCATCGCGGTTACCCCCGTGGTGGGCGATTGGGAGAACGCGACGACTGACGGTACCGAAATGCTTGCAGACGTTACGAAGATGGCCGAAGCGATCTTCGAGCAGACCAAGGGCGAGTGCGAGGGCTCGGTGCTTCTTGCTCCGACGAAGGCGTACAAGAAGCTGCGTTACACGTATCTGCCCGGCTCGGGAGGTTCGCCTCGCACCACGTTGGAAGAGTTTATCCTGGGTGGCGTCAAGGGCCTTTCCCGGATCATCCACGCGCCGCGTCTCGACACTGCGGGCGCTTCGAGCAAGGGCCGTTTGATGCTCTTGGACAATCGCCCGGAGGTCTTGGAAGCCGTGCTTCCGCAGGACTTCGAGCAATTCGCGCCCCAGCAAGACGGCTTGCGCTTCCTTGTCCCCTGTCATGCACGTTGGGGCGGTTGGAAGCTGCATCAGCCGAAGGGTGTAGCCTACATGGACGGCACCGAGGCCTGAACGTAAAGAAAGCCCCTAACGGGGCTTTCTTTTTTCCTTGGTTTTGACACTTCGCTACTAGTCTCGTGCGTGACTTGTGAGCGCTGCGGAGATGCGGATCGCTGCAGGGCTTACGGCCCTGTGGTTGCGTGCCTCAATTGTTGGCGCGAATTCCTCAAGAGCACTCGAGTGCTCTCATCCGATGCGCTGCGCCGGGGCGCACCGGATGACGTTCTTTTTTCGGCTGCAAGGAAGTTCTTTCGATGACTTTGGACGAAGCGGATCGGACTTTCATCAGGGGTTTGAAAGCGGAGCGAGACGAAGCCCGGGAAGAATCTTTGCAGCTTGCGGCTAGGTCCCGCTCTCTCGAAGTAGAGCTAAACGAAGCACATGCAAAGTACTTGGGCCTTCTGCAAGAAAAGGTTCAATGGGTAGTGGAGAAGAACGCGCTAAAGGCTTCGTGTAAAGAACGCGACGCAGCTTTTACGGAGAGAGACCTAGCGCGCGCGGCTTTAGCGGAAGCTTGGTCTTCCCAAGAAAGCTGGAAAAAACAGTGCACCGAAAATGCGAGGCTTGTGGACGCAGCCCGTGCGGAGAGGGACCAAGCTCGCACGGAGAGGGACCAAGCGCGTCTTCAGCGGGATGAAGCCTTGAGCTATGAAAAGAAGGCGCATGCGGAATACGAACCCATGCGCAAGGCATATCGGCGTTTGAAAGACGAAGCGGATACCCAAGCCCTTGCCTTCGAGGCTTCCCGGAAGGCTTTGAGCGAGCAAGTGGAGTCGCTTACGAAGAAGTTTTCTTTGAGCATGCAGCGCCAGCATTTCGCGATCGAACAGATGTACGAAACCGCTTATCAGGCTGCTACCCAAGCAATTCGAGATGCGGGGGGGTACTTCGGATCGGATTGCTCCTTGAACCTCAAGGTCACGATCCAAGGATTGGGGGAGTTGCTTTGAGCTCTACAAACCGTGGAGGGCTTTCGAGGCAACCCCACGATTTCTACGAGACTCCCGGGGCCGTTATCGATGCGATCTTGGACGAGCTTCAGATCGGCTCGGACTACTCCGGGGTGGTTCTAGACCCTGGTTGCGGCAACGGGATTATCCTACAACGTGTCTATGATCGCGCACCTAAAGCAGAAACCTACGGAGTAGACATCCAAGGGTCTCTGGTAGAGCAAGCAAGAGCTCGGGGCATCCCTACGGCAAACGTCACAGAGGGAGACTTTCTCGCCCTCCCCGTAAGTGATTGCGATCTGGTGATTGCGAACCCTCCCTACAAGAACGCGCTTGCGTTCGTCGAACGTGCCCTGGCGTGCGTGGCTAAGCGCAAGGGCACCGTAGCAATGCTTCTGCCCGAGGGATTCAAGGGTTCGCGTGGGCGCATCGCCTTCCACACGGCGCACCCTTCGGACGTGTTCGGTCTCGTGCCGCGCCCATCCTTCAATGGCGGAGGTACGGATTCGACGGAATATGCCTGGTTCGTTTGGGGCCCTCGAAGGGGCGGGCGTTGGGCGCTGAAAGAGTGGAAGCGCAAGCCCCCACCCAAGCTGCGCCTTGTGCATGATGCGACCAAGGGGGAGAAATGAGTATAGCCCTCTTGGATTGCATCACAGCCGGGTTGCTCGTAGCTCTCCTCTCCGATCGTGGGGCGAGACATTGAGCGGCTTGGAAGTGTCGCTAGTGTTGGGCGAGTGCCTCGCCTTCGGCGTTGTGCTGTTCGCGCTTTTCTTCGCGCCCGAGTAGCAGCCCTTGGGCCCAGGTAGGCACAAAGGTCGTTATCAAGACCCGATGTACCTGTGCCGTACGTGCGGGGAAGGGGTGCGCGCGAACGGGTGGAGAAAGCACCGAAGGGCCTGCGCACGTCGAAAGAAGTGTGCAGTATGCAAAGACCCTTACCCGTGCGCGTGGAAGCTGTGCCCGAGGTACGCGCCTCTCAGTAAAGAGATCGTGATCCCAGAGCACCTAGAGTTTTGGTTCGCTCCAGATGATCCCCAATGGCTCGTGCGCAGGGGAAGAGGAAAGACATGCAGCAAGAAAAGCGACCGATGAGTGTGGACCTAGGAGAGCCTGTAGGGGAAGAGATCGGGGAGCCCTTGGGCGAGCCCTTGAGCGGTGTTCGTCCGCACCTTTACGGAGACACTGCAGAGCAAGCGACACAGCTGGCGGAAACCGTTTCGTGGGCTTTCATTTGTTGGGCCGAAAGAGGGTTGCAAAAGTGCGGAAGCTGAAGCTAGAGCTTTGGATCGAAGCCGGAGAGAAGTCCTGCGCCCTTCGAAAGGGAGTGTTCTGCAAACACTTGCGTGCGAATCTCATGGGAACGCAGTGGTTTTGCAGCATGTTCGGCAAGGGAGTGCAGGACGAGACAGGAGGCGTAGAAGGGTGGCTGCAGAGATTGCCCGAGTGCCTCGAAGTCGAAGTCCCCTAGACTTCTTCCGTGACGCTTACGGAATTCAAGATCCAATTCCCGGAATTCAAGTCCGTGCCGGATCCCATGCTCAGCGCGCACATTTCCGCGGCGTCGCTCGAGTGCAGCCCGGAGGTTTGGGGCACTCTCTTGGATCAGGGGATCGCCTACCTCGCAGCGCACAAGCTTGCCCTTAGCCCCTACGGCAACAGCGCGAAACTGTCGAACGCTTCCGGTGGCTCTACTTACTTCACCCACTATTCGGATCTCGTGCGCAAGGTCGCGCAAGGATACAGGGTTACATGATGCCTACGGATTGGGACTCCGTTGCGAAGGCGGCGTATGACGCGCACTTCGAGCGCACCCTGCAGCGTTTCGAGGGTTGGCGTCTGAACCACGTGCCGTGGGATCAGTGCACCTTGGCGACTAAAGAGGCTTGGATTGGCGTTGCTAAAACGGCTGTAAGTTCGTTCGTGCTTGATCGGCTGCGCTCTCGCAAGTGCCAAGCGTGCGGGGGCTAAGGTGCACCCTGCAGAGCTCGCCGTAGAAGAGGTTTCCGAACAGCTCTCGGAAAGCACCGAAGGCCTCCCCCTTGAGGATTACAAGGCGGTCCTTTTGATGCTTTGGCAAGAGCTCGAAGATCGCTGGCAAGAAGCTTGTGCAGGGGAGTAGCCCGTGCCCTTCGTAGACAAGCGCGCCAAGTATGATGAGCTAGTGAAGCGCCTCTATGGCGAGGGACGACGCGCTTACGTTGAAGTAGGCGTCTTTGCGTCCGCCGGGGCCGTCAAGCATGACTCTCGGGTCTTGGATGCAAAGCAGGGGCTCGAGAAAGCCGTAGCCGAGGGCACGATCTCGAAGGGGGCCGCTGCTACAGCTCTCGGGGTTGTCTCGCAGAATCCCGCAGCTTGGGCAGAGATACAAGCAGGGGTAAAGATCCTCGCTGCGAAGCAGGCAAAAGCCGCTGCAGGTTCGAAGTTTCAACGGCTAAAGCGGGGGGTAGCTAACGCATCCAAGAGGTTCCGCCAAACGCTGAAGAAGGCGAAGCGATCTCTTAGCCGGCAAGAGAAGAAGGCCAAGATCGTCAGAAGCATCTCTGCAAAGCAGCCAGATCCCCGAGGCAAAAAGCAAAAGAAGCAAGCGGCTGCTTCGAGCCGAACGGCGAAGGAGCCTTCCAGTAGGAACTTGACTGTTTTGGATGTTGCGACGTGGAACGAATTCGGGGCGGGCAACGTGCCGCAACGGTCTTTCTTGCGTGCGTACTTCGACGAAAACGGGCCGAAGAATTCCAAGCTAGCCCTGTCCCTCATGCAGACGTGTGTCACGGGGAAGCGCACCCCGGGGCAGGTGCTCAACTTGCTCGGGGTGAAGTTCGTGGGAGAGATCCAACGTCGCATGGCTGCAGGCATCCCCCCGCCCAATGCGCCCTCTACAATCCGTCGAAAGGGCTCGAGTAAGCCCCTCATAGACACGGGTCAGCTTCGATCTTCGATCGCTTACCGCGCCACATGGGGGAGCGAGATCGTGGGAGGCACCAAGGGCTAGCCTGCGTTCGTGGGATTCCCCAAAGACGCACTACGCACGATCGTCCGACGGCTTACGAGCGTGCACGATGATAACGTGATTTGGGACGGAGAGCCCGAGCCTTTCATTTTGCCCGTGCCGGGGGAGCACGTGGGCATGTTGACGCTTAGTGTCGTAGCGACACAGCAAAGGGGCACCGTGGACGTGAACCGGGATTTCACGGCTTCTATGGAAACCCTGGTAGGCCGAAGGATCGCGACCGTCTCTTTCCGTCTCGAGCTGTTCGGCGCTGAGGAGGCCTATGACGAACTAGATCTCCTTCGGCTGCGCTTGATGCGCCCGAGTGTGAGGGCAGAGCTCAGAGAAGAAGCAGGGCTAGCGCTGGTTGATTCCCCGTCTATCACCACGTTGGACAGCACGATCGATAACCGGGCCACAAGTTCGGCGATCCTGGATTTGCGATTCGCTTACGCGATCGTTGACGTGCTTGGGCCGGATGAAGGCGAGCCCGGGTATATTGCAAGCATCGAAGATCCCACGGAAGACCTAGGGAATTAGGCTCCGCAGTGATCTCGAAGAACACCCTAAAAAGGGCGTGGGCTATCGATCCTTCGGGGGTCCGAAGGCTCGCGAGGTTTGCGCATGCAGAACGCTGGGGCACCCATCGCGACTTTAGCGCTTCCACCTTCGGCGAGGTGCTTGCAGCGCTAGCCGGCTTGGGTGTCACTCCTAACTACCGTTCGACGGGCTACTACTAGCCTTGCGGGGTGAAGCCCCCGAAGTTGCGCGTAGGCATGGGACCTCCCTATGCGATCGAAGTCACGATCCCGGCTAGTACGGACTTCGATCCGGAAGATCCCAGTAGCGCCACATTGCACGCGGAAAAGCCCTTAGCCGGGGAATCCGTTTCGTGGGCCGCTGCGATCTCCGCCCAAGACGCGAATTCAATCACGGTCCGTAAGGTGCTCGCCACAAGCGACCTAGACCAAGAGGGCAAGTGGTTTGTTTGGGTCTCCTTCGAGACCCCAACACCGGGCGATCTCCTTCGCACGGAAGTTTTCGCTATCGACGTTCTCGGCGCAGCCGAGCTTTCCCCCTGAGGGTTTTGAATGGCTATCCAATTTTCCGTAGGTGTTCGTAACGCACGATTGGACGCGATCGAAACCACAGTGGGAACAACGCCCACGCTTGAGCTGAGGACTGGCGCAGCCCCGGCTACCTGTGCCACTGCGGATAGCGGCACCGTGTGCGCGACCATGACCCTTCCTTCGGACTGGATGTCTGCAGCTAGCGCGGGCGCTAAGGCCCTCTCGGGCACGTGGCAGGACACGAGCGCAGATGCTGCGGGCACCGTTGCGCACTTCCGGATCAAGCAAGGCGCTACGTGTCACCTGCAGGGTACGGTCACGATCTCCGGCGGGGGCGGAGATCTGACGCTGGATAACAACGTGTTGGCATCTGGCCAAAGCGTTTCGATTACTTCGTTCACCCTTACGGACGGAAACGCCTAAGCGAAGATGTTTGCAGAGCTCACATATGAAGAGCTGAAGAACTTCCGAGAGGTCAAAGCGAGGGAGATCGCTTTGGCCGAAGCGGAGCTGCGAGCCGTGGAAGACGAAATCCGTAGCCGTGACATGGCCCCTTTGCGGGAGCTGATTGACAAGCTCGGGGGTCCGACTTGACGATCACGTCTTTGGACGGCGCGCTTGCGGGTATGTTGCAGCCTTTTTCCTTCCTAAAAGTGGGTGGGACAATGGAAGCTGCGGGCGTGCTTCATTCGCTTGCGTACGCTTCCGGTTTGCCGGGCGCCATGGCTGCGCCTAGCTCGGGTCTTGCCGGCGCTGCAATCACTTCGCGCGCAGGTCTTATTACGGTGCCCGCACCTGCCGGGGCAAACCTTTCTTACCTCGCAGCCCTAGAAGCAGGATCTAACGCTGCGGGACAACTGATCCTTGTAGATCGGCTTTGGGACAACTCCGGCTTCACCGTTACAACGACGACGGCGCAGACCGTAACGTCAGCTGCGTTCCCCGCACGCGACCGTAACGGGAGCACTGACGGGGAAGGCGTATACCTAGGCATCGAAGTTTCCACAGCTACAACGAACACGGGCGCCATCACGAATATGACCGCGTCCTATACGAACGCGGCCGGAACAGCGGGACGTACGGCTACGATGGCTTCTTTCCCTGCGACGGCTGCAGCGGGCACGTTCGTGCCGTTCCAGCTTGCGGCCGGGGACACGGGCGTGCGCGCCGTGGCATCGCTCACCCTTGGCACGTCTCTCGTGACGGGCGTTGTGCACTTGGTCGCATACCGAGAGCTTGCGCGCTTGTCTCTGCCCGTTGCGAACGTTGGAGCGCAGCTAGACGCGATCGCTACCAAGTTCGTCCGTCTGTACGACAACACGACCCTTAGCCTTCTTTGGCTGCCCACTGCTACTACTGCAGTGACTGTTTCCGGCAACGTTGCGTTTTCGCAGGGGTAACCTATGCCTAGGCGTTCCGTAGGCGGGTTGCTTTCACTCGCGAATCTTACGCGGGCCGGGCTTACGCAGGGCGCTACAAAGGCCTTTTCTCAGGCCTCAGTTTTCGGCGGGGTGTTCCCGTTGGATCTGCCCATGGTGTGGTGGCGCTCGAGCTACTCGGGCAGCCCTTGGTCTGCCGAAGGAGGGGGGCAGGTCTTCCCGCTATCGAGCGGCATTGCACCCTCCGTAGGTGCGACGGTCAACGGCTACGCACCTGCGTCCTTTGACGGCACGGATGATTCTCTAACGACCGGCACGTCCTTTGGACTTGGTGCGCACCTTGAAGATCTGTTCTCCCCTGAAAAGGGTTGGAGCGCGCACTTTGTTGCCAAGTTCGGTGCGCTAGCTGCAGACACCAATTTTTATGATGAGCCCGCACTCATCGCTCAAGATGGCGCAAGCGTGGTGGGCATCACTGCAAGTGCCAGCGGTGTTAGAGCGCACCAATACGGTACCGGTGCGCCGGACGTTACTCCCTACGTCTCGGTAGGTACGACTGATTGGCATATCGTACAAGCCCGCTGGAACCCTGTTACGGGGCTGCTTTCGATTCGTGTTGATGGGGGCCCTTGGTCTAGCGTGGCAATGCCCGACATGTTCAGCGCCCCTGAACGTTGTCTCCGGGTAGGTGTAAACTACAACTTTACGGCGTTCCTAAACGCCCAGATTCTAGAGATCGGGCTAGCCCAAAAGCCTCTTACTGATGCGCAATTCGATGCACTAGAAACGTACGCAATTGCCCGGTATGCACTAGGGGCTGCGCCCGTTGTCGGCACGCTAGCGGTAACTCTAGGGGCGTGTACTTCGAGCGCTGCGGGTGTTGCTCCTTCGAGGGGTACGCTAGCGGCAACTCTCGGCGCGTGTACTTCGAGCGCTGCGGGTGCGGCTCCTTCAAGGGGCACGCTAGCTACAACTCTCGGCGCGTGTACTTCGAGTGCTGCGGGTGTAGCGCCCGTAGTCGGCACGCTTGCGGCAACGCTGGGTGCTTGCACTCTTAGCGCGACAGGAGGGGGCACCCCTGCGATCGGATCGCTCTCCGTTACGCTGGGTGCCTGCGTCTCGAGTGCTGCAGGTGTTGCGCCCTCAAGGGGCACGCTAGCGGTAACTCTAGGGGCGTGTACTTCGAGCGCTGCGGGTGTTGCTCCTTCGAGGGGTACGCTAGCGGCAACTCTCGGCGCGTGTACTTCGAGCGCTGCGGGTGCGGCTCCTTCAAGGG